CGGACAGCTAGGCGATGGACTCAACGAGGCGATCAAGCGCGGAGTGGACATCGTGAAGCTGTTCAAGGCCGGCGGCTCGGCACAGACGCCGCGGGTGTTCAAGGCCGCTGATCCGTCCGGGCGTGAGTGGTTCTACGCGCTCGACGAGAATGGTCAGATGCGGGAGCTGCCGATGCGGCAGCAGGCCGGCGCGGTGAATCAGCAAGGCGCACCTGGGACCACGCCACCCGGCGCCGCTCCGGTCAATGGCGGGCAACTGCCGCCAAGCACCGGCCAGATTCCAGCCGAAACCGTGAGGGAAAAGAATCTACGCGAAACCGGCTACCCCGATCGCGAGTTCACGTGGTACAACCCCAGGGACTGGTTCCGGTCACCGCCTGCCGGAGACCAAGCGCCACGGATCCAGGAATGGGTTCCCGTGTTGTCCAATCGGCAACATCCAGGCTACCAGGCCGCCATCCAACGGCTCGCCGCCTGGCGCCGCGGCTTCGACCCGGATACCGGCAAGCCGTTCCCCGAAGGTCCGGCGTGGGCACAGAGCGTGCTCCAGGCGCTGGATCAGGCAGGTCCCTGAATGCCCAGCTCCGCGCACGTCCTCGCCGATCTGGAGGCATTGGAGCACAACCCGCCCTCACCGGCACCACCACGCGCGGGTCGGGCAGCGCACGTTCTCGCCGATCTGGAGGCACTGGAATCCCAGGGCGCCACCAAGGGCGAGAAACCGGCGTTGCCGTGGGTGGAAGGCGTGCTTGGCCGCGGCGTCCGACGCGGCGTCCTGAGCGCATCCAACCTGCTGATGGGCATTCCGGCGGCGGCCGAACTGGCGGTGCGCAACGCGGTCGGCGCAGAGCTTCCGGAACGCACCGGCGCGGTGGTGTCGCCACTGGCGTCCTGGTTGAACACCCGCGACTTCCTGCACGAGCAGGAGCGACGGGCGCAGACCTACGAGGAAACGCCACTGCAACGGATCGCCGGTGGCGTCGTCGAATCGGCGGCAAACCCACTGAACGCCTTGCCGGCGGCAGGCGCCGGCATGCAGGCGCTGGCCAAGGTCAGCGCGGCGCCGGCAACCACCCAGGCCATCAACCGCGCGGTGACCAATGCTGCGACCACGGCCGGCGGCGTCAGTGCCACCGCGCAGACCGCAGTCGGCTCAGCGCAGGACGGCACACTGACCCCGGCAGAAGCACTGAATGCGACCGTGCAGGGCGTGCTGGAGCAGCGCCTGGGCCGCCTGGGAGGCCCGATCGGCGAACTGCGTCCCCTGGCGCAGCATCCCGGCCAAGCCCTGGCGCGGCAGGCCGGCGACGTGGCGGCAGACACGCTGGTGCGCAACCCCATCCAAGAGGGTGGTACGGAGCTGGCGCAGACGACGGCAGAGAAGGTCATTCTCGACGGTCGGCTGCCGACCACGGCAGAAGGCCTGGAGGCGACGGCGATGGGAGCCGGTGGCGGCGCCACCATGTCGGCGGCGACGAACCTCCCAGGCCTGGCGGCTTCGGCAGCCAACAACGCGCTGGACGAGCGGGCGCGACGCCATCAGTCGGTTGCACAGGCGATGGCGCGGGCGTTCGATCCCACCACCTCGGCACCTGTCCAGGAGACAGCGGAGCCGTGGACGGTCACCGCCGAGGATGCGGCTGCCGCTCAAGCAGACCCAGCACTCGGCGCTCTGCCCGTCCGGCAGATGCTGGAAGTCCTGGCAGCGGAACGCCAGCACCAGGCCGACGCCGACCCCGCCACCCTGGAAGCGACTGCCGCTGGCGACGCCGTGGCACAGGCCCTGGACGATGCCGATGTGCAGGCGCTGGCCGAGCGTCAGATGAGCGAGTCGCCCGCCGTCGCACCGGTGGACGTGGAGGCCGAGAGCGCCCAGCGGACACTCGCCGACCAGGAACGCGTCGCCAATGAGAACCGCGAGCGGGAGCGCCGGAAGCTGGCGTTCGCGCTGCGGGAAGACCTCGGACTCATCGGCAGGCAGATGGGTGGCCACGGCTACGACGCCAACGGCCGGCTGATCTACGATGAGAGGGCCCCGAACCGTGCCGCCCGCATGGGCCAGGAACGTGCCGAAGCGTTCGTGCGCGAGGTGTTGGGCGACGATGCGGGCGCACGTGCCGGCGACGACCCCACCGCCTCACCAGCCGTGATCGAGCGCCGCATGCAGGCGCCGATGGAGGGCGTGAAGACCTCCAGCCCGCCCCCCGAGCCGACCGCCGCTGAGATCGTCGCGCTGCCGCCGAACCAACGCATGGCCGCGTTCCGTGCACTGCCACCAGAGTCGCGTCAGCGCATCCAGCCGGAAATCGCCCGTCTGCTGTCCGAGCAGCGCGACGGCGAGCGCTGGCGGAAGCTGGGCCTGCAACCACCCAAGCCAGGAGCTGCCCGTGCCGTTCCACTGCCCGCTGCTGAGCCGTCACCTGCGCCGGAACCGGTACCGCCCGTTCGTCGTGGAGTGGCGCAGCAGCCACGAGCACCGGAAGATCCTGCGCCTGCGAGCCAGGTGCAGCAGCGCGTTCCCCAGGGGGCCGGGCCTGCGCCGGCACCCGCACAGCCAGCGACCGCCCCGGAGCCGGTGAAGGCGGCTCCAGCCAGCAACCCCAAGGCCCTGGAGCGCGTCGCTCGCCTGTCGAAGGCCGTGCTGCCCTCGTCGGTGAAGGTCGAGCCGCAGGCGGATCACGTCCGCATCACGTACCCGGGCGGTGCCACCATCCAGGTGCGCGCGGTCGACACCCTGCCGCTCGATCCCGCCGCATGGTTCGACAGCGTGGCGAAGACCAAGGGCGCGCTGTCAGGCGCGTTCAGCCGGGCGGGGTTCGGCGCGACGGCGCCGACCAAGGCGCAGTGGCTCAAGTTGCCGAAGGCGCGGCAGCAGGCGGTGATGGCCGAGTTGCCGCCGGTGGCGGCGGTGAGCGACCTGTCCGGCAAGCGCGTCGGCCTGTCGCGCGACGCCCTGGTGCGGCTGGTGAACCCCGACGCACGCAGCGACAGCGAGGTGGCCGAGGCGATCGCGGAAGAGGATCATCACGTCCTGTTCAGTGCGCTCCTGACCGACCAGGAGCGCACGATCATCCGCGACGAGATGGCCAGGAGCCGACCGGAACTGGCGAAGGAAGATCCAGCCAGCCGTGCGGTGATGGAGGCGGCCTACGATCACTTCCGGGACTGGAACCAGAACCGCCAACGCGCGCTGACGCCGAGGACCGCCGGCATCTTCCAGCGACTCATCCGGCGCATCAAGGAGCTGCTGGGATTCTTCGACAAGCAGCCGGCAGTGGGCGCACGTGATGCGGCGAGCATCTGGAGCGACCTGGATGCGGTGCGTGAGCGTGGGGCTGTCACGCCGGGCCGTAGCACGGACGAGGGCGATTCCAACGCGGTGTTGATTCCCAAGGGCGAGAGCCTGCGTGGCGGTGATCTGCGCCGGCAGTGGAACAAGGCGAACGGCGAGCGCCCGGCGCCGACCAAGCCGTGGTCGCAACTGGTGGACGAATCGGACGCGATCGACCGGGAGCGCGGCGTCGAGATGCCGCAGGATGAGGCGGCGTATGCGACCGGCTTCCCGCCACGCCGTCCAGCCGATGGCAGCCGCGACAAGGAGCCTGCCAGGAACCAAGCCGGGAAGGAGCCGCGCGCCTTCGCGCCATCACCGAACGGATCCCTGACGTGGGGCCGATTGACGCCAGAGGTCGCTGCGCAGGCCGGTCTGCAGCCGTTGCCCATTCGCGTGCAACACGGCTGGAACAGTCCATTCGGGAACGGCTACGGCCTGGAGCACATCGAGCAGCGCCACGGCGATGAGATCCGCCGCGAGACCGGCATGTCGGTTCCAGGGTTCCTGCAACAGGCGATCGATGAGTTGCCGTCATCGCAGGTCGAACGTGACGGCCGTTTCGTGGTCAGCCTGGGCGATACGGCCAAGATGGTACTGCGGCTGGTGGAATCGCCGGATGGCCACCTGACGGTGACCACAGCGCGTCCGAGCTACCCGCACGACAAGAAGACGACGGCGGCTGGTCGGCCCTCCCAGCCTGGCGGTGATCAGCCCACCGCCCCCCATGCGAAGCCCACTCCCGCCGATGCTGATGGGGAGGGGCGCCGGCCCGTGAGGAAACCGTCAGAGGACGATGCTACGCAGCCGCCGACCAAGGGCAAGGAAGACGCCTATGCGCTCGACATGCCGCCCCCTTCCGACCGTCAGAAGTCGGAGCCAGAGCCGGAGGCCACCGAGCCAGAGCAGCCGGACACCACGGCGCAGGCGATCAACGACCTGTTGCCGGGAGATGACCGGCAGACCTTCGCGCAGTGGCAGGCGGAAGCCGACGCCATCTTGGCCGATCCCCAGCGCGTCGCGGCGCTGCGTCAGCGCGCGGCGGCCGATCTTGGCCTGGATCCGGCGGAGCAGGTGGCGATGCGCCGGTTGGTCTCCGATTCCTTGGCGGAGGCGGCCACCAGCGGCAACCGCAACCGCTGGCAGGAGGCCATGGAGTTGGCGTCGTTGCGCAAAGCGGCCGGTCAGCGCGTCGCCCGCGAGTTGGCGGCCCGCCGCCTGGACCTGTCGACGCCGGAAGGCCGGCGCGAGCTGATCCTCGGCCACACGGCTGAGATGGGGCGCCGCTGGCAGGCGGCATACACCCGGGCGAAGACCAAGCGCGACAAGGACGCGGCGATGGCGCGGTGGGCGAAGCAGCAGGAGCGCATCCATCGCGTGCTCAAGGATCGCTTCGGCGTCGACCTGAGCGACCCGCGGCTGGGCGAGATCTTCGGCGATGCCTACAGCGTCGGGCAGTTGATGGACGCGGTGAGCGATGTGAGCGGCGAGCGGATGCACTACGGGCGGCTGGTCGGGTACTACGTGGCCGGCAACCTGCTGGGCGGTGCGGCGGTGGCCGCGAACACCACCGGCTATCCGCTGATGCTGGGCATCCAGGCATTCAAGGCGCTGCCGCCGATCATCACCAAGGCGCTGATGAAGAGCACGGCAAGCAACCAGGAGGTGTTGAGCCTGCAAGGCGCGAGCGCGGCGGTGCGCGCCGGCATCGGGGCGATCGGCAAGGGCTTGGTCAACGGCGCGACCGCCTTCTGGACCGGACGCCCGCAAGCGAACCGCCAGGTCGATCCGACCGGCGGCAGCGAAGAGGACGCCAACCGCATGGTGGCGCCGGTGAAGAATCCGTTCCTGCGGCTGGCGATGGCGCCGTTCCTGGAGTTGAACCGGTTCATGGACGAGACCGCCTGGACGGTGGCCTACAACGGCGCATTGGCGGCGGCAGCGGTCGAAGCCAAGCAGGCCGGCGATACCCGGTCGCACCGCGAGATCATCGAAAACCCGGACGCCGAGCTTATCGACAAGGCGGTGCGCTGGGCCGACTGGTTCACGCTGCGCGGCACCGGCAACGAGGCGGCGGACACGGTGCTGTCGAAGCTGAGCAGTCTGCGTGAGGCGAGTCCACAGTGGCTGGAAAAGCTGGCCGAATCAGCCGGCCCCGGCATGGGGCGGTTCGCGGTGAATCCCGCCTACTTCGTCATGCCATTCTTCAAAACCATCGCCAACCTGACGATCGAGGGCGCGAAGCTGGCGACGCCGCCGCTGATGGGCGCCCTCGCAGCCAAGCGCGGCATCGATGCGCTGCGCGCCGAGAAGGGCAGCCAGGAACGTCAGAAGGCGGTCGCGGGTGCGCTCAAGGGCACCGCCTACACCCTGGCCGGCCTGTCGCTGATGCTGCTCGCGCAGATGGATGGCGACGACGACGAGCCGTTGGTGAAGGGCAGCCCGACCGATGGCAAGACCAGCGGCGAGCGTTCGATGCGGTTCGCGGTCGAACAACCGCGCACGATCGACGGCGTTGATTACAGCCGTCTGGACCCGGTGGCACTGCCGCTCGCCCTGCACGCCGACTTCCGCGACGCCATGCACGACCTGCAAGACGGCAAGCCGGCCGGCAAGGTGTTGAACACGCTCGGTGAGAAGGCTTGGAACGCCATGGTGCAGCGCCAGTTCCTGTCTGGCATCGACAACCTGACCCGCGTCCAATACGACGCCGAGGGCAACCCCAAGGGCGCGCTGGAGAAGTTCGGCGAGAGCGTCACCAGCCAGTTGGCGCCTGGTCGGCAGTATGTGTCGACCTACCGCCGGCTGACCGAGACCGAGCGCATGGAGCGTCCGCGTGACGAGATCGAGCGCGCCTACAACCCTGGGAAGCCGACGCGCAACGTCTTCGGTGAACGCGAGAAGACCCGCGAGGACACCGCTGGTGCCGCCATCGCTGGGCTGTTCTTCCCGCCGCGTGGCAAGGCCAGCGAAGAAGCGCAGGGCTGGCAGCGGCGCATCTACGACCTCAACGCGGCGATCGAGCGCGAGGGCGGCAAGACGTGGTGGCCGAACCCGGTTGGACGCAGCTACCAACGGAACGGACAGACGGTCCGGTGGACCGATGAGCAATACGACCGCGTGCGTGAGGCCGCTGGTCGTTACTGGTTGACCTTGCTACGCGAGGAACGCGCGTTGATCGACGATCCGGAGTTGACGCCGGCACAGCAGCTCGGCGTGATCCAGCGGCTCAGGGAGCGGGCGAACCGGTGGGCGACGGGGGAGATGAAGGAGTCTGTTGCTGATGGTGTGAGGTGAGCTTGATCCGCTCCGCGCAACAGGCATTCGAGCACAGGTAGACCGCCCGCGTGTCGGTCACCACCCCATCTACGATGCGGCGTGACACCTTCTGGTAGGTGGCCGGGTGGCGCTCAGGCACTTTGGCGCCGCAGGGATCATCTGTGGCCTGCCGCTGGTACTGGCACATCCGGCTGTGTCCGGCGTCGAGGCGTTCAAAGGCTATGGCTGACCACGGTATGCGGCACCTCCATGAGTTTGTCAATGTCGGCGCACAGGCGGTCGGCGTCTTCGATGATGGTTGCGGCCTCGGCGCATTCGGCGTCGCAGATGCCGGTGTCTGACAACTCTTCGAGTTGACCGATCTTCACCGACAGCGAGTGCAGGCGCATGCACTGACCGAGGATCATCTTGGCGCGGCGCAGGAGCATGCGCTGGAGGTGGGTGTGGCGGTCGAAGTTCATTCGGCCTGCTCCCCGTCCCGCACCTTCGGGATCGCTGGTGGTGGCTCTGGCAGCGGCTCGGGTGGCGCATGCGGGTCAATCATCGGGCGACCGCGGACCTCATCGAAGAGCCGGGCTGCCAGGGCGCGCCGTTCCTCCTGGAGGCGATCAAACAGCTTCGGGGTGATCATGGGGCCACCTGGGCGAGATCTTCGTTCCTGGCGCCAGCAACCGCCCGGCGTTTGGCTCGGCGGTGATCCTCCCACTGCGGCAGGTAGGGCATCACGTCACCGGCGTACTCGACGATCACGCCCTGGGCGCGGGCGTGCTTCACCAGCCACTCGACGCACTCCAGGGCCTCTCTGAGGCCACTGGCTTTGCCTTGCATCGCAACGCCGGCCCACTTCGGGGTCGCGATCGGTCCGGTAGCGCACACCAGCCGGTGCAGGAGTTTTTCGAGCGCGGCGGTGTTCTCGGCCTTGGTAGGAACCCTTGGAGGTTGATCCCCTCCCCCTCCGCCCGGCTGTCCGCCACCCGCCGTGGCGGGGGGTTGGGGGGTGGGTGTCTTATCCGTCCGTCCGTCATATCCGTCTAGGTTGGGTTTCGTTCGGTTTCGTTCGGTTTCTGGTGGGTTGTTTGTTGGGTTATCCGTTGGGTTATCCGTTGGGTTTCCGTTGGGTTTTGAATCAAAATTAGTGCCCTTCGGCAATGTTTCCCGTGGAACAATGGCCGGACGGCCACCCTTCGAGCCGTTCGTGCGTGCTGCTGCAGTCTTGGCCTCGCTGGTTGCCGATCCGCCAGCTGACCCCTTCCTGCCGGTGCCGCGCACATGCTCCACGTAGGCGTGGTCGTAGTGCTCGACCACCAGATCTTCGCCATCGAAGTGCCAGAGGCCTTCGGCGCAGCGGTCGATTTCGTCTTTGGTGACGGCAATGAGCTGCTGCCACCGGCGGTCGCCCCAGGCACGGCACGACGGAACGCGACCACCGGTCTCCTGCTCGTAGCAGTAGGCCAGGAGGCACATCCAGGTGGCACGATCGACTGGTTCGGCGCCACGGAAGGCGGCGCTATGGAGGACTTCCAGCGGGATGCTGGCGTAACGCATGAAAGGTTCCTGAGACGAGGTGACGAGGGCCGGGAACGAGGTCAGTGGGGCGACACCTCACGCGGTCGCAGATGTGGGCTGGTGAGGTAAGCCGGCCACACGATCGAATGCGCGGCCTTGAGCCGCTGCATCGGCGGGAAGCGGGCGCCAGGCGCGAAGCCCAGGCGCAAAGCATGGCCGTAGTCCATCAACTCGATGCCGTTCACAGCGTCGGTGAAGGCGACCACAGCGAGCGCGCCGGCATCGGCGGCGTTGCGCAGGCGGCGGTGCTGATGGTCCGCAAGATCGGACCACTGGAGGGTTCCGCCGGGGCGTAGCTTGCACTCACAGATCACCGCTCGGCCGCTGGGGGGAAGGATGGCCTTCACGTCGCATGAAACCTTCGCCGATCGGACCCACACACCACGCACCTTACGCATGGGGGTTGCGACCTGCTCCACCTCAACACACCCGAGCAACCGGAGGCGATGGCACACGACCAACTCGAAGTCGGCACCGGTGCGTTGGGATTGGCGGGAGACGAGGGAGCGCGACCGGTTCACTTCGCATTCCTCGCGATCAACACCTCAGCCATGCAGCCGCTTTCGGTGCGGCGTTCCTCGCCACTGAGTGTCAGCAGCTTCATGGCGAGCAGTTCCCGAACGCGGGGCCTGACACTGTTACCTCGCATCCTGGTGTGGTGCTCCAGCTCTTCGCGTGTAAGCCCTCTGCTGCCGGCCTTGAGCACCGCAGCATAGATCTTGCCATGCAGGCGGGTGAGGTACGGCTGCACACGCTCACGCGCGGCGGCGCTGGTGTTGCTCGTGTTCACGGACCGGCTTGGGCGGCGTCGCATGGCTGATCTCCGGGGCTTTGATGCGGATGAGGATCCCGTCAGAGATCTCCACATCCGGGTAGTTGTTGGCGAGCACTCGCCCGAGGCGGTCGGGCCGGATCGGAATGCCGAGGTCGTCGTAGATCTGACGACTGATGACGGCGAGATCCTGGTACTCGTGCGAGAGATAGGCGCGCAGGGTGGTGGTGCTCATGCTGCTTCCTCCGCGTCACGCAGTTGTTGCACGGCGGCATCAAGGCCGGTCACGGTCGGAACCTCGCCATTTTCAAGGCAGTACGCGAGGTAATTGAAGACCTCGCCATCCGTCGCCCCGTCGCCGCGGTAGCTGTCGCCTCCCCACAGGGCGCCGAAGCAGATATGCAGCGGGCTGTGATCGGGCTGCTTCTCTGCGAACAGGCAGACGGGGCAGACGTAGCCGTCGCAGATCTCACCTTCTGACCGACCGAAGAAGTACCGCACGCGCGTCCCTTTGGGGATGCTGTTGAGACACGAGGCGCATTCGTGCGGTTTGCGCGTCACCAGCATGGCGTCGCGGATGCTCTGGTAGTCACCGTCGTATTCACACATTGGAGACCCCCTCATTGAGCACGAACGCCGTGCGGTTCTTGACGAGCAATCCCATCTTCACCGCCCGCTTCGCACCGCGCCCGAGTTGCCTGCCCCGCATCGCACTCAGTGGGAGAGACCCCCCCCAGGTCCGCACGAGATCGACGGCGGCATACGTGTTGGCGATGCCCTGGGCTTTCTGTTTTTCCCCGCGTGGCATCAGCGCACCTGCATGCAGGCCATCACGCCGCAGAAGATCCACAGCACGAAGAACCAGAAAGGGAAGGTGATGGTGATCAGCAGCGCGAGCGGGAACCCGACGCACCACATGAGGATGGCGAACGTCTCGCGGATCCAGTCGGAGAGGCGGCGCATCATGCGGCACCGACCGCCGCTTCGCGGGCGCTCTTCTCTTCGAGCCAGAGCGGCGGTTCCAGGGTGATGATGTGCTCGGGTGACCCTGGCCACTTGTTGGTCAGCTTGCAGGCGGCGAGTAACTTGAGGTCCGCCTCCACCATCGACCAACCGAGGTCCAGGTAGGCATCGCTGAGCTGGATAACGCCGACGCGAAAAGGCTCCTGCTTCTCGACCACGGTCAGGAAGTGTGCGGTCTTGCCGATGTCGAGGCTGATGCAGGACTGCGCGAGGCCGCCCTGGCGGTGGTAGGCGTATTTCCACACCGGAGCGCCGCGGCGGGGGTCTTCCGGATCGTGCGCCGACCACCAGTCGCTGAAATTGTCGGTGGTCTTGAGGTCGTTCACCCAGGGCAGGCCGTTGGTGCTCAGGCCGATCTCCGGCAGGTCGATCGGCTCAGCGCCGAACTGGTCGGGACGCACCTGCACCTCCAGGCCGTGGAAGCGCTCGTGCTTGTTGCGGAACGTCACCTGCGGCTCGCCGCGGGCGAGCAGGGCGGAGGCGAGCGGATGCTTGCGGAGCGCGTCGCGCATGAGCACGAACCGCGTCCAGGCATCGACATCGAGCACCACCTTGCCTTCCGCTTCACGCGCAGCGACCCACGCCTTGCAGAAGTCGGCGTTCATGTTCCACGGCTTCGCCTCGCCGGTCTTCTTGTCCGGGTAGGTCGGCGGCTTGGTAACGTAGGTGGCGGCAAACTTCTCGTCGCCATCGAAGATGAGTGAGTCGAAGCCGGCGCCCTCTTTGAGGGCTTCACTGGTCGCGCGGGTCACCACCTTGTCGAGGAAGGTGCGCTTGTAGAGCAGCGGGCCGCCTTCGCGGAACACCTTGAGCTTGCTGTTGGTTTCCGCGTCGTGGGCGTGGTACTCGGTGATTGGGATGTTGAGCAGGATGGCCATGGCGTTCACTTCTTCTTCGCGGCGGTGAGCGCGGCATGCAGTGCCGCGAGCTGGTCGTCGGCGACGCCGGCAACGGTGTGACTGCTGAACGTGTCGAGGATGGCGGCGAGGACTTCGTCCGAGACCTTCTTGGCGAGCGCGAGGCAGTCGGCGCGCAGCTTGTCGATCGACGGCACGGCGTTGGCCTTCTCGGCCTGTGCTGCCGCGGCCTTCGCCTTCTCCAGCGCCTCCTTGGCGTTGCTCAGGGCGGGCGCGTCGTCGCTGAAACGGGAGGCTTCCTGTCGGCGTCCGAAGATCTCGCCGAGGTCGACGCCTTCCTCCTTGGCGGTGTTCTGTGCCGCCAGGAGATCGGCCATCTGATCCAGGCCGATGTCGCCGACCGCCTGGACGTTCAGCCATTCGAGGATCTGCGAGCGCTTCACGCCGCGTTGCTCGAACCATGCCAGCATGGCTTCGCGGCGTTCGGGCAGCGTGGCGGCGGTGCCGGCGGCGACTTCGCGCGCCTTCTCGATGACCGGCTGCACGATCGCGAGCGGAACCACGAGGAAGATCGCGTTGCGACGCGCCTTGGCGCACGCGCTGGCATGGGCGGTAGACACCTGCTCGGGACCGACTCTGGTCTTGCGGTCCTTCTTGAGCAGCGAGACGCGGACCTCGGTCGATTGCGCGACGTTAGTTTCGAGGTCGTGGGCGACGCCCTGGGCGATCACTTCGCTGTGGGTTTCACTGATCACGCGCGCCTGCACCCGGATGTTGCCGTATGTCGCGGCCACGATCTCGGCCAAGCGAACGCTCGGCCCATTCACTCGATCGCCGCCCACCGGCTTGGCGTATTCGCACTTGGCGGCGATCTCGGGTGTCAGTGTGGCCAGTGAGATGGCGCGGTGGAGGAATTGTGTGGGCGAGCGCGGGTAGCGACGGGCCGTGGCGATGGCAGTGTCGATCTCAACGCGGCTCTGCACCTCGGCGACGCTCGGGGTGAGCACCTCGGCTGGTGGAGCTTCCGCCGTGGTGGTGCCTTCTTCGGGGAATGGTGGCTGGTTCACTGTGGTTCCTTGCACGAGTCGTGCGGTTGGTGGTTAGGCGGTCCTGGCGAGTTGCTGGCGGCGTTCGGTGCGCCGGTTGTGCGACTCGGCGTTCAGTCGATCGCGGAACCAGATCAGGTGCCGGAGCATCTGGTCGCGTGTGCCGTTGGCCGCGAGGGTGATCAGGGCATCCACGTATCCGGCGGCTGCGTCCAGGTTCTCGGCGTTGCGCTCAAGCTCGTCCGGCGTCACGTCGTCGCCCGCGTCCAGGTGGGAATCGAGCACCAGAGCGCGAAACAGGACGCTGGGGACGTTGAGGCCGGGACCCTTCGGGAGGCTGACATGCGCGGCTTCGGCGGGCGGAACTGGGATGAACATGGGGCCTCCGGGTCGGTGGCGGTTGGCTCAGCGCGTGAGCAGGTGGAAAGCGAGGGCGAAGAGGGCTCCGGCGACGAGCAGCCCGACGACCACGCCGTTGGTGAATACATCGCCGTCGCTGCGGCCCTGACCGCCCTTGACCACCGGCACGGCGAGGTCGCTGCGTTGTTCGCGCAGCCGGGCGGTGATGGCGTCTTCGAGCGCGTCTTCCTGGTCGGTGCGGCTGTGGTCGGGCAGCCAATCGATCACCTCGTGGTCGGGCTTGGCAGCCTGTTCCTTGGCCCAGCACAGAAGCGCGATCTCGCGGTTGATCTGCGCAGCGGTCGGCGCGACCGGCTTGTGCGCCAGGTGCGCGAGGTCGGGGTGGTGGTAGTTGAGCGTTCGTTTCGCGGCGATGGGTTCAGGCATGGATGAGTTCCTTGGGCACGCGGCAGAGCGGGGCGATGTCGGCCCACGCCAGACGCTTGGGCTCGTTCGGCTTGCCGTCGCGCGGCAGCTCGCGCATCGCGTAGCCGAGGAAGGTGGCCTGGGCGCGGGCGCGGCTGTAGGCATCGCGCTGCGCTGGCGTCGAGTCGCAGCCGCGCAGGTAGCAGGCGGTGGTGTGCAGCTCGGGATCGTCGACGAACGTCAGGAGGTCACACATGGGTGACCTCCTGCTCCTGCAGGTAGCCGGCGGCGCGCAGCTTGCGCACGTCCCACCAGCCCTTGCGCCAGCGACACGCGGCCAGCTTTGGGTCCTGGCGCGCCCAGCGGTCGAGCGTGTCGACGCTGATGCCGCGCTCGCCGAACTGTTTGGCCAGCGTCTCCGACGACACCTTGTTGGCGTTCGGGTTCACGGCTTGGCCGCCTTGCGCAGCGGAGCGACCGGGGCGTCCAGGTTGTCGGTGGGCAGGCCGAGGACGGTCAAGTAGAGCAGGCGAGTGCCGCGCTGGAGCGGGTAGCGGCCCTCGCGCTCGCAGGCGGCAACCGTGGCATAGGAGAATCCGCCAGCCTTGCGCATTCCGCGCCAAGTCAGTTTGGCAGCACGCCTTGCATCGGCTGGGTGGGGGAGTGTTTTCCGATACGCTTTCGTATTCATTGGATACGACACTAGCGGATACCTTAGTGTATCAAGTAAAATCTAGATACGCACATGTATCTCCTTGAATAAGATTCACATACGTATCCGGTGCTGCTAGAATTCCCAGATGCGCTTTGGCCAGCTCCTAGCCCAACTGAGAGACACCGCGGATCTGTCGCAAGACGATCTAGCGGAAAAAACCGGCGTTCCGCGCGGTTCGATCGCACTTGCCGAACAGGGCAAGCGCTCGATCAAGTACAAACACGCGGAAAAACTCGCTGATTTCTTCCGCCTTGAGGGAGATCAGCGGAAGGAGTTCTTGGACGCAGCGAAGATCACGCGCATTACCAAGGCAGGCGCTGGCGTGCATGCGTTGCTTGAAGAATCCCGCGCACAAGTGCGGTTCCTGTCCGAACTGGTCGGGCTTGGTGTGGCGCCGTCGATCAACGATGAAGATGCGAAACGCTACGGCGCCGAGGCAGCGGCGAAGCTGGCCGCCGCCCGCCGCGCCAACCAACAGCTCTACGACCGGTTGATGGAGGCGAGCGGCAGGAAGAAGCCGCCACGGATCAGCGGCGTCGACGAGATACCCGATTCACCGCTCGCACCGCCCGCCGAGCCCTTCGCACGGAAGCGGTCAAAGAAGGGTAAGTCCAGATGATCGCCTCCCATGTGTTGTGGATGTCGGCGCGGATTTTCTCCGCTCGGCCGGTCAGGGTACTGGTGACCGGCAGGTCAGCCCGGCGATCCGCTCGCCGGGGTGCGCGTTTGCGCTTCGCCATGGCACTGCATTTTGCACCGAGCCCACAGAGGTCAACATGAACCTATCGACAGCGTTTTCCACGATCGCCCAATGAGCCCCGACACAGTCTGGGCTGGCGTCAACGAGGCGCTGGAGTTCCTGTTTCGACTGGGGCTTCTTGGCGTTCTCTTTGGATTGGCCGCCTACCTCACGCGGACGCTGCGGATCCACTGGCTGCTGGCCGGAGCGGCGTCCGTCGTCCTGGCGCTCACCATTGGATGGCGGGCCTCTCAAGATCACGTTGTCTACGAGGATAGTGAATACCGTGTTCCTGGTGAGGTTACGGATGTGGTCACCAACCGACATCCATTGTGCTCCTTCGGGTTCGCTGGAACACTTAGCCTCGTTGCTCTTCTCGGAGGGGTTCTCCTGGGGACGGTGCTCAGAAATAATGATGCCATTCGCGATTTTGCGCAGAGGGAGCGCCAAGAGGCGCTGAGGGCGTCGCTGGAGAAATCACGAAGCGCGGCCGGACCGTGAGCTACCTCGAACGCCACCCCAAGCGCCGCGCCTGGCGCGTCCGCTGGCGCGAGGGCGGACGCGGAACGCCACAAAAGGCCAGTGAGTGGTTCGACAACAAGGACGATGCCGAGCGCGCAAAACAGGTAGCGGACGGCAAACAGGCGGCAGCCAAGAAGATCGACAGCCGCACGCTGATGACGCTGTATGAGATCATCCAGCGGTGGAAGAAAAAGAAGAAGGAGAAGGGCCGGAGCGCTCGCTACATCGACGAGAGCGCCGACCGCCTTGCCGACCTGTTCGCCGACAAGGAATGGACGCGCACCACGGATGTCTGCGATACCGATACACTGACACGCGGCACGTTCTTCCTGGTTCGTGCCCTACTGCAATTCGCCAACACCAAGCTGGGGCAACCGATCCCGCAGCTCGATCCACCAGACGCCCCCAAGCGCCGGCCCATGCAAGACCTGCTCACCAAGGAGGCGGTCGACGAGCTGATCCACAAGGCCGCAGAGTGGCGTATCGATACCGGCGCCATCGCCCACCTGGTCGCCGTCTACGGCCACCGCCCGGAGAGCCTGGTCGGATTGCCGGTGAAGGCGCTCAAGGCTGGCAAGCTGGCGCTGCCAGTGAAGAGCGGCGACGACGTTGAGCACCCGCTGCTGCCAGAGACGATCGAGTTGCTGCAACGAGTGATAAAGGGCAGAAAGAAAGACGATCCGATGTTTTTGGATCACACCGGAGAAAAATGGAAGAATGGCCATGCCTTCTCAACTTGGTTCTTCCATCGTATCGGCGACCACAAGGTCGGCATCTATCAACTCAAGCGCTACGCGCTGACCCGCATGCTGAGCGCTGGACTCGACGTGGCCACCATCGCCAGCATCACCGGGCACCGCACGCCGCAGACGATTTTGAAGTACGCACGCACGAACATCGATAAGCAGCGCGCAGCATTGAAGGCGCTGGAGGGCCTCACCTAGGCTTGTTCAGAACCGACCACACCGATCCGACGGAGACGCCAAAATCCCCAGCGATCCTCTGCATCGTGTGACCAGACCTGCGCGCCGCGATCATCGCCTTAGCCATCTTGGCAGTTATCCTCGCGTTCGGGTTGCGCGAGCCAGCAACACTGGCTCGGCGCCCACGGGCAACCATGTCGTCGTGGTTATTTGCCGCCGAGCCCCAATACAGATGCTCTGGCCTCACGCAGATGGGATTGTCGCAATGATGAAGCGCCATTGGACACTCGTTCGTTGGCAGCCTGCCAGAGAGAATGAGTGAAACGCGCGGCGCTCGCGCCATTGCGCCAGCGACGAAGATAACGCCATATCCCGCCCGATCGCGAGCACCACTCCACTCCCAGCACGCGTCGCCGCGTCCATGCAGCGCGGAAAACCGCTCGCGTGCGTCGATGCACTTCTCAATGAAGAATGGACTGGCAGGCGGCTTCCTACGCATCCGTGCACCCTCCGTGCACCCTCCGCATAGCTTTGAAAAGCCACAAGCCAAGTCCTAAAAAGTACTCCCAACGAGATTCGAACTCGTGTCGCCAGAATGAAAATCTGGACAGGGCACCGGCGCCTAGGTGAAGCCACCTGCGAACACCGGTAGAAACCGTCATTCCCTCGCCGGCTTGACCCCCCGAAACCTGACCGTGCACCCTCGGTGCACCCTCGCTGCAGCTTGATTTTCCAAGCTGACCCGGCATCCTGCCGTCCGTCAGCGAGCTGGCCGGCTGGATCACCGGTAGGACTAAGGGGACTCGGCCAAATGAACGGTCGAGCGACCACAGGCGGGTGGAAGGCCCGCCGCTGACCGCGTGTGCGAGGGTAGCTCAAAGAGGCAGAGCACCAGGCGGTAGTCCGAGAGGATGAAACCAGGAGCGTGCTGGTTCGAGTCCAGCCCCTTGCACCAGCCAGCTCTGGCAAGGTCCCCGCGACACTCCGGATGCCGATACGCCCCACTGGCCTGGGGAAGTGAAGCCCTGGCGGAAACGCTGGGGCTTTGCGTTAGGGTAGACGCCACCGTGGAGGTGGCACCAAGGTTAGTACGGCCTGCGCAGGCAGCCGGTGGTTGCTGGATCCACCACCTACGACAGCCCCGCCCTCACCGGCGGGGTTTGTCGTTTCGCTTCTTCATGAACATCGAAAACACCGGCGTCTGCGTGCGATCCGGTGGTGCCGGCGGACGCTTCTTCATGGCCTCCGACGCATGCACCAACACCTCATTGAGCACCGACACCCAACACGCCTCGTGCTGCGCGACCGTCCACCCCAGGACCCGCCTCGCCTCGGCAACAGCTTCACCTGCCGGCCAGCCATCGGCGCGCAACCAGCGGTACCACTCGCGCAGGGTCAGGGTCTCAGGATACGTGGGCAGCCTCATCGCTCCGTCTCCACATACGCCAGCCCCAGGTCCGTCAGATGCAGGCGGAACGTCACCCGCTCGACCATCGCGGGCGCAGACGGACCGGCCACACGCTCCTGACCATCAACCACCATCATCGGCATCACGTAGCACTCTGCCCGCTCATGCGAGCACCGCTGCACACGGCGCAGCACCATCACCAGCTCCGGCCGATGCGCGAACTCCTTGCGGAAGATCTCGCCGCGCTTCGGGATCACGAGGATGTCCCAGGCCTTGGTCACGCGCGATCCTGGTCGAGCTGGTCCAGCAACTCGAACGCCGGATCCCGCGCGATGATGGGATTGCGTATCACCACGGCGTCCGGCGGCAGCGAGAGATCGAGCACGACCTCCAGGGGCCCACAGCGGAACACGTCGCCGGTGCGCGGAAGCAAGCGAGCGGCCAGCGCGGGAAAGCTGGAGAGTTGGTCGGTTGGGACGGTGTGGGCGGGGATCACCTGACCACCACCTCGGCAGCCTTCTTCGCCAGGTCATACCGCTTGATCGCCCACACGATCGCATGGCAGGCCCACAGAAATCGGAAGGTGTAGCGCTCGAAGTTATGTTCCCATGCATCACGGAAAATGCCATGCCCCGGCAGCGAGTCATGGAATCGGATCGGACCGTCCTCATAGTTGATGGCGTCGAGATCGTCATCCAGGTCATCAAGGTCGGTGAAGCCGTTCTCCTTCGCCTCCTTGACCTGCTCGGCAACCCACCGCCGCGCTTCGTCCTTGTCGAACTCGCGCAGGCCAGAGCACCTGTCGGACGCCTCGATCTTCTCGGCCCAATAGCTGGGATTGACGCGATCTCCGCGGAAGAACTCGAACATATCCGTCAGGCGAGTGAACACGTAGCACCCCATGTCACCGCTGATCGCCAGGAAGCCCGGCCATGTAGTGATGTAGAACCCGGTTTCCCACGTGCCGGCCTTCGCGCACCGCAAATTGCGGTACAGACCGCTGTCGTGGAGGATGACCATCGTCCGGTCCGCCGAACTCTCAGTGAAACATTTCTCTGCGTTCTTGGTAAGATCACTCACGACCGAATCTCCTTGATAAGATTCCGGATCCCACGGCCGGTCCGACCGCCAGACTTCCGCTGGATCCACTTCCCGGTGCCGGGCCAGAAGTCGCAGACGATGCCGCCGTGGACCACCACCAGGTGCGCGCCCCCGTTGTGCGAGGTGAACGCGATCCCCTCAGCCTGGAGCACGGTAGGCGCGTGTTCGCGGTTGTTCTGCCGGCGCTGCTTCGATTCCTCGCGCAGGGCGCGGAAGTCGGCGGCCATGTCGTCGTCACTCACGGCGCGGCTCCCTGTTGATCCATGGCCCGCCGTGATGCGTCTGCTTGGCCGCCTCGACCAGCTCGCAGACGACCAGCTCGACGCGCCCCGCCTCAGCAGTTCCGCCGATCCGTTGCGCGTGGTTCTTCGCCATATCGAAGTCACCGAAAACGATGTCGCAGTGCGGGTGGATTCCGAGTGTTGGCCCGTAGAGGCCAGTGAGGTGGCGCTCGCAGATGACGTAGTTGCCGCTCATGGCCACGTCCCACCCACCGCCAGCACCTCACGCTTGAGATCGGCGAGCATCTGGTCGCGGTCGAGCGATGGGAGTTGGGCGACGGCAACCGTGCTGATGGTCGGCAGCTCGTTCTCTGGCGACTCGTAGGCATCGACCAGATCCTGCAACTCCTCGATCTTGGCATTGGCGTCGCTCAGCTCGTCGTTCAGTTCCTGGATACGTTCGCGAAGCTCTGCCCCCTCCTTCACCGTGAACGACTCCGGCTTGATGCCGAGCACGCAGTAGCCCTCGGGAACGCCGAAGCGACCGGCGAGCTTGTAGGTGATGAGGAAGTCCTCACAGCGACCGGTGTAGACGCCAACCGGAATGCCGAGCGTCGCAGCCCCTGGCATGTCGGGCGGTCGCCACTCCCGCAGCGTCAGCCGATCGCCGACCTCAAACCCACGATCATCCTTGCGGAACTCGAAGGTCTTCGTGCCGTCCATGAGCGCCTGGAACGGGCCGGGGTGGGTTTTCAGCTCGTGGGTTTTGGTCATTCCTCGTCCCCCCAAACGCGCGCCAACTCGATGTGGAAGGCCTCATCAACGCCGCAGGTGACCACCTCGCCGTCGATGGTCTTCCTCCAGCGCCAGCAGAAGTCGATTTTGCTGGTGTAGTGCTCCCATCCGAGGTCACGCAAGATCTTCTCTTTGCGGTCCTTGATGTCGCCCGCATCCCGGTCGATTTTCTCCAGGATGGCGTCCTGCTGTTTGGTGTGTGGGCGCCCTTGACTCACGACAGCTTCTCCGCCTCAACCTCCAACCACGCCGCGAACTTCTGGAGCTGTTCGCTGATCTTCTGCCCCACCGCCGCGCCGTCCTCGCTGGTGAAGTGCGGGATCTCGATCTGGCGCACCCGATCGGCCAGCCCCTTGATCTTCACCTTGTCAGGTGCACGAGCGAGCCGGCGCTTGGCCGCCTTCTCCTGGCGCTCCTTCTCCTCCTGCTCCTGACGCAACCGCTTGGCCTCCGCCTCGGCCTTGGCAGCGGCGTCGGCCAGCTTCTTCCGCTCCGCCGCAGCCGCCTCGTCCTTGATCCGCTGTGCCTCGCGCTCCTTGGCCAGCTCGGCTTCGCGCGCCGCGTTCTCCTGTCGCAAACGCTCGTTCTCCGCGGCGATGCGCTCGCGCTCGATGCGGTCGGCCTCGGCCTTCCTGGCGCGTTCCTCGGCGGCCCGACGTTCCTCCGCCTCGCGCTGCGCTTTCTCGCGCGCCTCGTTGTCGAGTTTGTTCTGATGGGCCGTGCGCGCTCCGCTGAGCAGGAGCTGCCACGCATCATCGGCCATGCTGCCAAGGTCGATGTGGTCCGGGCTCATGAAGGGCCGCAGCTCGGCTGCACGATCCTGCTGCAGCTTGGCCTTGCGTGCCGCCTCGGCACGCGCCTCGGCTTCCTCGATCGCCTGGAGGGCCGACTCCACCGGCTTGCAGGCGAAGTCGAGCACGCTCTGCATGCCGTCGATCGCGCGACCGCGCAGCAGGATGTCGGCCTTGAGCTGCTTGTGCTGGTGGTCACCAGACACCCGCACGTCCTTGATCTTGAGCCGCAGCGCACGGGCGCCCTTGGCATCGGTCGGCAGGATCTCGCGCGCCTGGTCGACCAGCGGTTGCAGGCTGTCGAAGATCGGCGCGTAGGCTGATCGCAGCGACAACAGGCCCTCACCGGCGAGGCCACACTTGGCGAGCGCGGAGTCGAGCGACGGAGCGGTGGTGGTGATGGATTGGGGTTGGGTGGCGGTGGTCATGGTCAATTCTCTCTGGTTTTGGCGTGGCAGTCGTTGCAGATCTTGGTGCTGAGTCCGCGGGGCTCGGTGACCGGATGGGCGATGCCGTCGACGAAGGTCATGGCGACGACGCGGGGGAAGTCCCAGATCGAGCGCAAGCGGCGGCAACGGAGGCAGGTGCGCTCGGTGTGGGTCCAGTCGGTCGCTGATGGGGATGCGTCAGGCATGGTTGGCCACCGGCTCGCGGAAAAACGCAGCGAACACCTCGTGTCCGTACCGACCGCGCGTGATTTCCAGGATCTTCCGCACGGTAACTTCCTCGCGCGGAGCGCCCGTGGACTCAACGAAATGCCGCACGCCGGCCGCGCATGCGCCAGTGATCGTCCGGTAGCACGCGACTGCTTCGGAAAAGGTCAGGACAGAATCAAGCTCGAGGCTGCGATATTGTTCCGGGCTGCGGTCGGTGGTTTTGTAGACGAGCGAATCCCGGGCCTCGTCCAGCGTTGTGCCGTGGCTCCAGTTGGTGCCGTCCGTGACAAGGTAGGATTGGTCACGCTTCCCGACCACCTGCACGCGAAAAGTCGGGCCGTGCTCATGTAGAACTTTGGCGAGAATCCCGTCAACCAGAATGTGGTTATTCCAGCGCAGGGGCGATGCGGGTCGGCGAAGCCTTTCCATTAGGCTGTCCCTCTTGGAGTGAGTGAGCGAGCCGAGGTAGAGGTAGCTGCCGACCGTCGGGTTGAAGCCCTCGGGCAGGCTGGTGACGCTGCGCAGGTCGAGGTAGCCGCCGACCGTCGGGTTGAAGCCCTCGGGCAGGCTGGTGACGCTGCGCAGGTCGAGGTAGCCGCCGACCGTCGGGTTGAAGCCCTCGGGCAGGCTGGTGACGCTGCTCAGGTCGAGGTAGCCGCCGACCGTCGGGTTGAAGCCCTCGGGCAGGCTGGTGACGCTGCGCAGGTCGAGGTAGCCGCCGACCGTCGGGTTGAAGCCCTCGGGTAGGCTGGTGACGCTGCTCAGGTCGAGGTAGCCGCCGACCGTCGGGTTGAAGCCCTCGGGCAGGCTGGTGACGCTGCGCAGGTCGAGGTAGCCGCCGACCGTCGGGTTGAAGCCCTCGGGCAGGCTGGTGACGCTGCGCAGGTCGAGGTAGCCGCCGACCGTCGGGTTGAAGCCCTCGGGTAGGCTGGTGACGCTGCTCAGGTAGAGGTAGCCGCCGACCGTCGGGTTGAAGCCCTCGGGCAGGCTGGTGACGCTGCGCAGGTCGAGGTAGCCGCCGACCGTCGGGTTGAAGCCCTCGGGCAGGCTGGTGACGCTGCTCAGGTAGAGGTCGCCCGGAATCTTCTCCTTGCCGGAAAATTGCTCGGGGGTCAGGTCGGAAAGGTGCATGAGTTTCTCCTTGGGTTAACGGTGTGGTTTGGGAGGAAAATCAGAGGGTGATGAGTACGACACCAGCCCCCGTCCCCTCACTGCGGAACGAACCAGCAGGCAGCACTTCCCAGGTCTTGGCGATCGGACGCAGTCGCTTGTTCTGCTCGACCCCGTCGTAGCAGAGCGCCACCAGCACCCCGCCCGGCTTGAGCATCGTGCACGCGTGCATGATGTGCCGAACATCACTCCCGCGCGTGAACGGCGGATTCATCACGACGCGATCGAACGGCCCGCCGAGATCGTCGACCGTGCGCGCGAGGAAGTCGCCGGCCTTGAGCCGCACGCCCGGGAAATCCCGGTACAGCACGGCCAGCAGCTCCGGCGCGATCTCCACCGCGGTCACCTCGGCATCCACCGGCATGCGCACCAGCAGACGCCCGGTCCCCGCGCTCGGCTCCAGCACGCGGTGGCCCGGCTGGATGTCAGCCAGGGACACCATGCGCCACGCGATTTCCGCCGGCGTCGGGAAGAGCTGGTGAGCGGACACCGCCTGGGGCGCGGTGCCGTCCTCGTGTCGGCTGGCCAGCTTGGCGAACCGCGCACGCTTGGCCGCGATGCGCTCGCCGGCCAGCTCGCACAGCTCGCCCGCCCGCGCGAGGCGGACGCGGGCGGCCTTGATGCGGTCGGCGAAGCTCACGCCGACACCGTGGCGGCTTCGGGCGCGGCGACCGGGGCAGCGATGGCGGCCACCGGCTTGTCGCTGAGCACCACCACGTGGCGGACGCCCAGCCAGTTGAGGCCGACACGCAGGCGCAGCTTCTGGCCGCGGAACTCGCGCACGACCACTTGATAGGAGTCGGTCGCGCGCTGCATGCGTGCCCACTCGGCGCTGGTCATGCGCAGCAGGGTGGCGGGCGTGAAGCGTTCCGATGAACACCGGCGGTGTTGCTCACCCTGGGTAGCGTTCAGCGCCTCCAGGTAGGCGTATGCGCTCGCGTCGTCCATGTTCACCAGCGGCGGAAGCTTGTTGCTTTCCTTGCGCGAGGCGGTGAACGCCGCGGCCTCTTCGGCGGTCGGCGCACGGTAGCTGCCCGGCTTGATGTCCTCAGCGCTGATGCCGTGCAGACAGGTCTGACCTTCGCGGTACGGATGCGGCCCGACGAAGTAGAGCTTGGACACGCGGCCCGCGCGGTCCTTGGTGATCTTCTGGATTTGGCGCGAGCCGATCCAGCCGCCCGCCACCATCTCGACCACGTCGGCCGACGTGCCGCCCTGTGCCGCAAGCATCTGCTTTTCGTAGGCAATGCGCAGCTCCAGATGGGCGCGGCAGCGCTCCCCCCTGGCGCCGAGCACGAACGGTGAGGCCTTGGCGTAGCTGCGCGGGTGGCGGGCACGGCCCTGACCGAAGATCCCCACGCAGTCGTGGCCCTTCGCCACCGCGTCCTCGCCGATGTACCGGCGCACGTACTCGACACCCTCGAACACCTTCGACGGGGTGACCTCGGCCAGCAGTTGGCGCAGCTCTGCTTCCAGCCCCTTGATGCGACGATGCCGCACGTCCGCGCGCTCGACATAGAGGGCGTGGCTGATCACCCGGGCGGTCCGGCTCTGCCAGTATTCAGCCTTGCCCCACTGGGTCACCGCACGCGGGGCGATGCGGTCGTGGCGGGCCGCCGCACGCTCGGCGCGCTCGCGGTCCTGGTTCCCGTGCACGCGCGGGCGAGCGTCGTAGCGGTCGGCCAGGGCATCCGCCTCCCCCTCCCGCTTGTCGCGGTAGCCGGCGAAGCGCTCGGCACGCTGCGCGGCGCGCTCCTCGCGCGGCTGGTCCTCGTCGTCGATCTCGCCGGCCAGCTCCAGGGCCATGTCCTCACGGTCGGGCGACCACACCGCGGCCATGTCACAGCCGCCGGTTTCCGCCTGCTTCTGGCACCACACGAAGCCAGCCGCGCGCAGGGCGTCCCACTGGTCGCGCGGGATGCGGAAGGCGAAGTACAGGCGCAGCTTGTCGTCCTGCGGGCTGTACGTGGCGGAATGGGGGAAGGCGACCTTGGCGCCCGCGGCGTTGCACTGGTAGGTCTCGACCGTCGCGCCGTACAGCGCACACAGGTCGGCAACGGCGGCGGATTCGGCGGTCTTGTGGGGCTGGGTTGCGGGGGCGGTCACGGGCGGCTCCTTGGTTGCCAGGTTTGCTAGATACACTTCCGTATCGTTGCGCGTGTGTTGTGAATACATATTGGTATCCGTCAAGCACCAATTCAGCCTTCCGACCCGGAAAGTCATGCCAATCCTACGCAACTACTTGCGACGCCCACGCCTCTGGTTGGCAAAACTGATCGCTGGCCACCTGATCCGCCAGGAGGCCCAGCAGGCTTTCCTTGACGGCAATGAGGCCGGATACCGCCTTGGTCTGTCGGACGGCATGGCGATCGAGGCGGAAGACCAGGCGCGCAGGGCAGAGGAACGCGGGACGGAGATGACGCCAGAGCCGCACGACGCCTGCCAGCAGGGCACAGCAGCGCCCGACAGCCTGGAACCCCTTCCCAGGCTCATCCAGCGCGGTGAGGCCAAGATCTACCGCCTATGACCGCTCGCACCCCCAGGGACAAGGGCGCTGGCACGCCCAAGGGGAAGACCAACACACGCGGGGGTCGCGCGGCACCCAAGGGCGCACGCAAGGGGAAGATGGCCGGGGAGTCCAGGGCGGACGAAGACCTGTTTGCCGGCAGCGCCGAGGCGGACGCGATCCGCGCGGAGCACGCGCGGCGCACGGAAGAGGCGAACGCCAGCGCCACCGATGACGAACTGGCTTCCCGTGCCCTCAACCCACGGCAGCGCGCCTTTGCGGAGCACTACGCCAAGCACGGCAACGGATCCAAGGCCTACCGGGACGCGGGATACGAGAGCGGCAACGCGGAGGCGGTGAAGGCGTGCGCGTCCAGGCTGCTAGCCCAGGCTAACGTGAGGGCCTATATCGGCGAGTTACTGGACGATCTCGCGTCCCCGCGAATCGCCGACGCTCAGGAGCGGCACGAGTTCCTGACGGCGGTCATGCGCGGCCAGGTGAAGCGCAAGTCGACCTTCTACGGCGAGACGATCACCACACACGCCGATGTATCGGAGAGCATCAAGGCCGCCGAGCTGCTGGCCAAGATGAATGGCGAGCTGACCGAAAAGCGCGAAGTGAAGGGCGACGTGGTCGTGCGCGTGGTCCGCTCGAACAAGGCGCCAAGTGCGATCGGGGAGCAGGAGGGCAGGGATGGGTGACCTAGCCGCATTCCGTCCTTCGCTGCCGTCGCTCGCGTGCGCCCAATCCAGACAACCAGCCGGCGAGGTGAAATCACGCCGAGTCCAACGCCGTCGCAGAGCGCGGCGCTAACCAAGGAGAAGACCATGTCCCCCCCCACCTCCCCCACCAAGGGCCGCGTCGTGCTGGTCGAAATGGCTGTCGCCAGCGACCGTGCCGAGACACTGCCGGCGATCGTGACGCATGTGCACAGTCCGCTGTGTATCAGCGTGGTCGTGCTGTCAGCGTTCGGCGAGGCTGTCTTCCCTGGCGGTACGCGGCCGATGACCTCAGTGACGTACGATCCGAGCGCCTCAAAGGCCAACACGTGGCGCTGGATGGACTACCAGCTCGGACAGGCGGCGACCGCGCAGCAGGGGGACGGTGCGCTGGCCAGGCGTGTCGGCGAACTGGAGCGGGCGCTGGTCGCGCTGAACCAGAAGCAGCCGGCGTCACAGCGCGTGCCGGTGGCCGATCCGTCGTTAGCGCCGCAGGGCAACGAGGTGATCGGCAAGAGCGCGAGCGGTTCGCTGGTGATGAGTGATCCGCTCGATCCCAAGCCGTCCACGGACGGCGATCCTGAGCCGAAGGTCTGACGGTGAACGCACGGAGGCAACCACACCGCACCTCCACCGTCACCATGGTGGTCGGCGTGGTTCGTGGTCTGTTCGACTGGCGGAGCTGACATGGTGCGCTCCGATTTCTACGCCGACCACAAGCCGCAGGTCGAGACCGGCGCCGATCGTAAGGCGTTGCTCGAAGCGCTCGACGACGAGAGGCGACGTAGCGCGCTTCTACAGGCCAAGGTTGATTCATTGGTCAATGAGGTGTCGCGATTGCAGTGCGTGGTGATGGAGGCCGGGGAGAACAAGCCGCCTCCGTCACGGACCATCGGTCCGCGGCCTGGTCAGGTCGAGAAGTACCGCGCCGTGTTCCCGGACGAGCATGCGCTACTCAGTGCCTCGGAGATCGCTTCGCGTCTCGGGGTCTCGTCGGAGGCGGTTTATATCTGGATCGGCAAGCACGCGCAGGCGGCCGGGATCGTGCCGTCCGGAACGCGCACCGGTGCGCGCGGCAAACCGACCAAGCTCTATTCGCGCACCACAGCGCTGCCGGAGGCATCATGAACCAGCCATTCCGCCCCAAGCCAGGCGAACCGCTGCCTGAGGCCTACGTCAAGGCAGCGATGGGCGAGGACGTGCTGCTGCCCGGCGAGTTCCTGGTGCCGCACGAGTACGTGGCCGAGACTGCACAGCGCATCGAGGGCTTGCTACGTGCGGCCAACTTTACCAAGGGCGTGTCGGTCGCGATGAACACCGATGAGCCCAAGGTGGCCACGACATTGGCGCGCAAGATCGGTGGCTGCTACACGCTGGTTACGGATTTGGCGGCGGCATGGGTGGACAAGATGGATCCACTCGACGTGGCGCGGCAGCATGTGCGCCGGCTGCTGGCTGAGGTCGAGGCGGGGAAGTTGAGGAACTGATGGCCTGGGAGATCGTCGCCGGTTTCGGTGGTGGCTCCGGTGCCTGAAGTCCAGATCCATCTGCCGCAGCGGCATCCCGGCCAAGAGCGCATCTACCAGGAGCGCGAGCGATTCAACGTCGCCGCCTGTGGTCGCCGCTTCGGCAAGACGACCATGTTCCTGGATCTGTTGATCGATGACCCTGGTTATGGCGTGCTCGACGGATTCCCCTGCGCGTGGTTCGCCGGCACGGCGAAGATCTTCGACGAGGTGTGGCGCCTCGGCCTGGAGACGCTGCACCCGATCATCAGCCGAACGGACACGCAGAAGCACCGTATCGAGTTGGTGACCGGCGGCATTCTGGATTTCTGGTCGCTGGACGGTGGTGACCGCGGCGGCGCTGGTCGTGGTCGCAAGTACAAGCGTATTGCCGGTGACGAGGTGGCGCTCGTGCCGGGCTTCATGGACGTGTGGCAGAAGGCCATCCGTCCGACACTGGTGGACCTGCGCGGGGATGCGTGGTTCGCGAGCACGCCGCGCGGCCGGCAAAACGATTTCTACGACCTCTTCCAGTGTGGTCAGCCGGGTGAGAAGCGGATGAAGAGCTGGAAGAGCTGGCAACTCCCCTCGCACGCCAACCCATACCTGTCTCGCCAGGAGTTGGCGGACATGAAGGCCGAGTACGCCGGCCGACCACTCGACTACGCGCAGGAGATGCTGGCGGAGTTCGTCGCTGACTTCGGCGAGGTGTTCAAGCTGGAGTGGATCAAGGAAGCCGCGCCGCCGGTCGATCGTTCGATCATCCACTACCAAGCCTGGGACTTGGCGGTGACCGGTGGAGATCTCCGCCGCGGTGACTGGTCGGTGGGCGTCGACATCGCGCTGGATGCGGTCGGGCGGTGGTGGTTGCTCGATCTGGAGCGCGGGAAGTGGGACAGCTCGGAGCTGACCGAGCGCATCCTCAACTTCCAGAAGAAGCACCGCGCCTCTCAGGTCTGGATCGAAGGTGGGCCGATCGGTCGCGCGGTGGAGCCGTGGTTGCTGCGGCGCATGCGCGAGACCGGCCAGCTCATGCGCTACGAGCTGATCAGTCACACCAGCCGCGCGTCGGATCTCGCACAGCCCAAGGACCCGACGATGCGCGGTCTGCGCAAGGTCGCCAATACCACCGCCGTGGTCGCTGCAATGGCCAACGGCTCGTTCTATGTACCGAAAGGAGCACCATGGTTGCCCGCATTGAAGGAAGAGTTGGCGTCGTTCCCCCAGGGGAAGCACGACGACCAGGTGGACGCGCTGTCGATGGCGTTTCTGCAAGCGCAGGCGGTGCTGGAGAGTCCGGCGGCTCAGCCGCAGGTGCGCAGCGCGGAGCCGATGCCCGAGCTGTGGGACGGCGACCTGGGCGAGCCGGTGAAGGGCAGCAAGTCCCGTGCACGCTGGACGAAGCCGGTCTGAACGGATTGCCGCCCCTGCGCGGTGCGGTGATCCGGCTGCTGCGCGTGCCGGAGTGGACCACGACCGTCGCGGTGCTGGCTGCCGAAGCCGGCGTCAGTGAGGACCGGGCGCTGGCGTATCTGACGATCCTGCGGGCCGAGCGCGTGGTGCACCCCATGAGCCCGGTTGGGTGGGGCCGTGGTGGGAGGTTCTGCGCCTGGGCAGAGCAGGTGTGCAAGAGCCACCCGCGATCGAGCAGCCATGCCGCCGGGGAGCGCATGCACGAGATCTTTGTGCGGGTGTCGCGGGCGGTGAAGGTGGCGCGGGAATCGCGCGACTGGACCATCTACGAGCTGTCCAAGCGGTCAGGGGTCGATCACAAGACGATCGTCCGCTTGGAAACCATGCGGCGGCGCAACATCCCGTTCCCGGCGCTGATGCTGATCGCACAGGCGCTCGACACGACGGTGGAAGTCCTAGCGGCCAACTCCTGAATTGTGAGCCCTGAGCCCGCCGGGCATAGGTCTGTCCTCTTCACCGGCCAACCACCCAACGAGGTAACCCATGCCCGGCGCCCCGCTCACCAGCCAACTGCCCCTCTGTGAGGCGCTGGCCACCGCATCCGCCACCACCAAGCCGCGCATCGCCAGCAAGAACAGCCGCCTGCTCGGCTCGATCGACCTGGAGATCGAGCGTGCCGCGCAGGTCGGCGGCGGCACCGTCTGGGGCGCCAATTTCAACGGTCGCAGCAATGCCAACTTCGCCGCCCTGCGCGGTGATGGCGCGTCGACCAACTACGACACCCAAATCCCGTACGTGGCGTTCGCCAACTACAACATCCTGGTCAAGATCGACCGCTCGACGCGCACCGGTACCGCGACCATCACGGTCGGCTCAACGACCGTGACCGGCTCCGGCACGCAGTTCCTCACCGAGCTTGAGATCGGCGACGAGATCACGATCAACGGCGAGCGCCGCATTGTGAGGGCCATCGCTTCGGCCACCGCGCTGACCGTGGATCTGCCGTTCACCACGGCTGCTGCTGGCGCGTCGGTGTTCCTGAACGACGCCGTGCTGATCCACACCACGGACTTCACCGTGGCGGACAACGGTGGCTTGCTGCGTGTGACCCTCGCCGCCGCAGCCAAGGCTCCGAGCGCCGCGAACATCGAAGTGCACCGCGTGACCCCGGTGGCGCTCGACACCTTCGCCACCGCGACGGTGCAGAGCCGTCGCCGCACGGTGCAGGGCAAGGACGTGCTGTGGTACGTCACCGACGCCACCGCCTCCCCCTCGGCGACCAGCGTGTACGCCGTCCCGGTGGGCATGTAAGCAATGGATGACCTCCTGACCGACCAGGAGCCGGTGGTTGATCCGGCCCTGGCGGTCGGCGGGGAATCCGTCGAGGCGGACCCCGCCGGCTTCATCGACGAGGCGGTTGCCGAAGGAACAGCGGCCGAGGATAAGAGTGCCACCGACGAGTCCCCGGAGGACTTGAAGTCGTTGGTTAGGGACTGGTTCGTCCGCACACAGGAGACCGCCGATTTCAAGGCTGCCTGTGCACAGCGCGACAAGGACCTGTTGGTGATCCTCGGCGGCACCCAGGCCGAAATCGACGACGCCTCACGGATCACGGTCAACCACGTCTACCGCAACACCATGCAGACCGTCGCGCTGACGGTGCCGGAGCACCTGTCGGTGCGCTGGTCGCCGCGCGAAGAGGTCGAGGCGCTGCCGGGCATGATGCTGAGCCCGCAGGTCGCGCAGGCGATCGACCTGCGCAAGAAGAAGCAGACGGGGCTGTCTCGCGTGATCGAAGTGCTCATGCGGCGATTCGGCGAGGAATGCCACTTGCAGGAGAAGGTCGAGGGATGGGTCCAGGACGGATCGCACTTCCGCTGCTCGATCATGAAGGTGTGGTTCCAGCACAACTTTCTCGACGATCCGGTAAGCGACGAACGCCTGCCGGATGCGCAGGACAACTACGCCGACCTGCGGTCGCTGGTGATCCGCTACAACCGCGGCGAGTTCACCAAGGACGACGCCGACCATCAGAAGATGCGTGACCTGCTGGCCACGCTCAACCGCAACGAGCTGCAGGTGAAGCTCGGCATCGTGGTGGAGTCGGTGCCGCTGGACCAGTACCGCGTCGACCCATCGGTGACGGCACCGGAGCACCACTACACCGCCGGCTGGGAGCGTCACGACGTGCCCATGCGCCGTTCTGAGGTGTTGGCGAAGTTCCCGAAGATTCAGCCGCAGGATTTGGAGCGCTGCGACGTGATGGTGCAGGACGAGGCCGGGCGATTGGTCCGTCAGCGCATGGAAGAGCGCACGAGCCCAAACGAGGTCGCGCAGCAGGTGCAGCCGCGCCAACTCAACCGCGGAACTGCAGCACAGGATGACGACTGGATCCTGGTGTCGGAGATCTACGACTACCAGACCAACCAGCGCCTGACACTCATCGAAGGCCTGGAGTATCCGGCAGCCAAGGCCGATTTGGAAAAGCAGCCGTTCGGCAACAGTCCCTTCGTGTGTCTGGTGATGAACCGCGTGCCGCTGCGCTGGTACGGACTCAGCGACACGGAGATGCAGGGGAAGATCCAGTCGGCGCTGAATCGCCTACGCACCAACGAGGAAGAGGCGCGCGACAACGCGCAACCGCGCTGGGCGTTCGACCCTGCGGTCATCAACGAGAAGTCGCTCGACAGCGTGAAGAAGGCCCAGGCCTGGAGCCTGAATCCGGTGCCGGTGGCGGGCAAGGGGACGCTCAAGGACGCGCTGGTGCCGCTCGCCGGCAACCACGAGTACAACCCGGCTGAGTACGACATCAGCAAGCTGCTGACCGAGATGCGGGCGATGGCGATGTTGCCGGAGCAGGCGCTTGGCGTCACCGGTGCGGCCGACTTCGCCAAGGAGGTCGAGGTTGCGGCTGCCGGCGCCACCATTATGGCGAAGTATCGCATGAACCGCATCAAGCGGGCACTGCGGCTGCTGTTCGACAAGTGCGCGCAACTCATCCTGTGGAATGTCGGCGTGGATCAGGCGGTCCGTTACGGCGGCGTGCTGGCGGCCGAGTTCTGGCCACGCACGCCCATGGAGCGCTGGGAAATCTACGAGACCTTGAAGCCGGATGTCGAGGTGGCGATGGATCGCCAGCTCGACTACATGCAGCGCGTCGAAGCGCTCGGCAAGGTGCTGGAGATGCTGCTCGCTGCCGGCGTGACGCTCGACAAGGAGCTGTTGGGCCGGTTGGTGGTGAAGTACCTGGACCTGGGCGAAGAGGGTCAGCAGATCGTCAAGAGCGACCCGAACGACCTGGTTGCGCGTCTGATGGCCGCAATCCAGCAGAATCCCGGCGCGGTGTCACCCCAGGCGATGCTCATGCTCGCGCAGCTCGGCAAGCAGGCCGAGGTTGCCGTGGTGCAGATGGCGGCGCAGACGGCGGCAGCCGAAGGTGCCATGCCTGGCGGCATGGCACCGGGCGGCACCGCTGCTCCTGCGTCGACTGCATCCACAGCGTCAGCGCCAGCCGCGCCCCAGCCATCGCCGACGCTCACCCCCGAAGCCGCATCCACCGACGTGGCCGGAAACCAACAGTGAGGAATGACATGCGCTACCTGCTGATGATTGCCGTGCTGATCTTGGTTGGATGCGGTGCCGAGACACGCACGGAGAGTGAGAACAAGCGGGAGATGGTCAGCGAGTCGCGCACGGTGACCAAGGAAGTCACGGTGCACACGCCGACCGCCGAGGGCGGGTTCATCGTCGAGAAAACGATCACCACCGAAACGACCGGCGGTGAGCGAACCACGAGCGCGGCGCAGGAAAATACGCGAACCGCACCCGATGCGGCGACGCGCGGACTCATCGCCACCGGTGCGCGGATCGCCGGCCACGCGGTCAGTGCCGCGAGCGGTGGCGGCATCGGCGGCGAAGGGGTCGCTACGCTCATCACGGCGCTGATCACCGCAGGAGTGAGCGCCTACGGCGCGGCAAAACACACCCAGGCGAAGCAACTGCGCGAAGAGCGCGACTTCCACAAGGACGACGCCGAGAAGGGCTGGAAGCACGCAATGGAAGGTCGCCAGCAGGCATAGGGGCCAACTCCTGAATTGTGAGTCAGTGTCCGCATCGCCACACCATGGCGCATGACCACGGCCGACACGGACGAGGAACTGAACGACCAGAGCAGCGACCAGCCGGAGGACGTTCAGCAACCGACTGACGGAGACCACTCCGATCAGCGCTTGCCGGAGAACGCGGAACCCGCGAACGACGACAAGGACGGAGCCGATGAGGTGCAGGACCCACTCCTGCTCGCTCAGATGGACGCCGAGCCTGAGCCGAAGGCCGAGCAGAAGCCCACGGGCGATGCCAAGCCGAAGCCGAAGGCCAAGAACCCCGCGACCGAGGAACCGAAGGACAAGACGCCACCGGCGGACAAGTCTGAGGACGAGGTCGATGACAACCCCAAACCCGAAGACGATCAATCGGCGCAAGCCGATCTGAAAGCCGCCCAGGAAAAACTTCCCGGCGAGGACTGGCAGAAGCTCTCCCACAAGGGCAAGAGCCAGATCCTGTCGATGCAGCGCGTGGTTCGCACTTCGCAGGCTGCAATGAAGAAGATCCAGGCGGAGGCGCAGGAACAGACCGAGGCCTACCACACGGTCGAGAAGATCCGGACGAAACACGGCTTGGAGCCGCAGGAGTTCGTCAACGCGATTTCTCTCGGCGGTGCGATCAAGGCCGGACGCAAGGAAGTGGTCCAGTTCCTGGAGACGACGCTCGATGCGCTGCGCAAGCACCACGGCATCACGGTGGAGACACCGAAGCCGGACGTGCGCGTGGAGACGCTGGGCATCGATCCCGACGAGCTGGAAAAGCTCGCTGCTGCTGCGGAGAACTTCGACCTGGATGCGATCGCCAAACTGAGGGCGATCGCGGTCAAGGCGAAGGGTGAGAAGGCCAAGCTGGCCAGCCAGCCGCCTGTCGCCAAGTCGCAGGAGCAGCAGCCGCCAACGGCGAAGCCACACGATCGTCAGCAGCAGAATGAAACGGCGGAAGCCGCGGAGTTCCGCGCAATCGGGGACGCGCTCGAAGCCATGGGCGTGTCAGCGGAGGACATGGAGGGTCACGTCGTCAATCTGATCAGAGACGTAACCGGAGGCGATGCGGGCAAGCTGCCGCCCCCTGGGAAGCGTCTGCGGGCGTTGTTGGAGGCGCATCACAAACGGATCCAGGCAGCCAAATCGCCGCCTGTGAAGCCCACGTCCAGAGTGCCTACCCCGCCACTGAGCGGACGCACCGGACCGGCACGCCAGGTGGTGGCAACCGATCCATCCACCGTCGATCCGCTCAAACACGCCTTCGGGCCTGCGAAGCGGTGAGATAGCCCAAGAGGCCTCCCATGCCCGACCGCAGCACCCTCACCACCTCCGAAGTCGACGCCATGCTCGTGGCGACCTCGACCAGCCGTCTCATGAACGGCAAGAACAAGGTCAACCACCTCGGCAACGTCGCCACCCCCACGCTGAACATGATGCGTGAGAAGGGCAAGACCAACACCACGCCAGTCCGCGGTGGTTACAAGTGCCACCTGGCCGGTCAACGCGGCGGCAAGGCGCAGAGCGTCAGCGGTCGCGACATCCACACCTTCGAGAGCCGCGACACGCTCTTCGACGTGACCTTCGATGTGGGCCGCATCCACCTCGGCGACGAGTGGGTGCACCAGCAGCTCGAAGAAGCCGGCGTCGAGATCGACCACGCGGCTGCGTCGCAGACGCAGGTCGACGTGACCAAGCCGGGCTGGTGGACCAAGGGCCAGCAGTCCTACGAGGTGCTGCTCAACCTCGCCGAGCAGAAGCTCGACGCGCTCGACCTGAACTACGTGCAGGAGCTGAACGAGCTGTTCTGGCTCTCGAACGTGGCCGATCCCAAGCTGTGGAAGGGCGTCGCCTCGCTGGTCAGCCCGACCAGCAACACCAGCGGCCCGGTGGGCGACAAGAACCGCAGCGACCCCCTGCTGCGCCATCAGCTCATGGCCGCCGTGAACCCGGCGGACATCGAGTTGAAGCTCATCCAACTGCGGCGCGCCTGCAACAAGCGCGTGCAGGACGGCACCAAGGTCAACTTCGCGGTGTGCGGAGAGACCATCTACGACGCGATCGTGGAGCGCATCTTCTCGGGCTCGAACACGGTCAGCACCACGCGTCTGACGCGCAACATCGACAATGCCAAGAGCGAGGCGCAGGCGCTGTCGCAGAAGATCGGCATCGCCTTCCCGGACGATGCGGTCGTCATCGCGGGTGTCGGTGTGCTGATGATCGAGCCGGTCTTCGAAGACCTGCAACGCAAGTACCCGGGCGCCTTCGACTGGAACAAGTTGCTCATGATGTGGAATATCGACCACATCCAGTTCAAGCCCACCAAGAAGAAGGACGGCGCGCGGAAGGTCCACGCGACCCCCTACAACCAGAACGTGACCCGCATCTCGACCTACGGCGAGTATGCGCTGATGGCTGATCAGTTCGATTGCCACGGCGCCCTGCTCATCGCGTAAGTCGTGACGGGCCAAGGAGACGCTCCTATGGTCAAGGCCAAGATCAAACACTCCACCCCCAACCACGTCGCGCGTCCGGTGGCGCTCGATGAAGACGATGAGGAACCGCGCCGCGAAGTCGCGTGTTCCATCTACGTGGAGGTGTCCACCGGTGGCCGTCGTCCAGGGCAGGAGCCCGTGCCGCTGCACGAGATCCCGCTCCTGGAGCGCAAGGTCCGGAGCATGCAGGCTTCGATCGAGGCGATCTGCCTGTCGAAGGTGCATGCGCCGGAGCGGCGCCGTGAATCGGCGCCAGTCGCGCACAAGCGCGGGCACACGTTGCAGGAGATCGAAGACCTCTTCGCGGTCCTGCAGCGCAAGTACACCTTCCTGCCGGAAGGCGCCAAGGAAGGCGACGAGGTGCACCTGGTCGATTCGATCTACGGCACCGGCAAAGAGGGATTGAAGGCGCTGGCGATCACCATGCGCCGGCTCGACGCGGGTTTCGAGTCGTTCATGGATTCGATGGGCGAGCGCGAGCCGGCGAAGGCCGACTTCATGAAATACATTGCCGCCAACGGCCCGCGCGCCGCGCTGCAAGACGAGATCGAGGCCGAGATCCTGGCCAACTGAGACTGACGAACCGGCCCTGGGCGACGCGCCGCAGGCCCTCCTGCCGAGGACCACGTGGAGCAGTACCTGCACAGGGACGAGATCGTGCGCCGCGCCATGGCGCGGCTGGGGTTCAGCACGAACGCCAGCCAGGCCGCGCTCGTCAAGCAGGAGTTTGAAGAGCGCGTCCGCGCTGCGGCTCTGGCGGTCTACGCCGAGCACGAGTGGGGTACGCTCAAGCGCGAGGCTCGCACCGTCGTTGGTATCGACCAGATCGTCATCGACTACCCGGTTGGGTCGACGGCTGGCGATCTGCTCAGCGTCGGCGTGTGGGACGGCAGTGAGTATGTGCCGCTACTGGAGCGCTACCTCAAGGCATCCGACACCCAAGACCCGTTGGTAGATCAAGGCGAGCCCGCGAGCGTTTCCGGGCGCGGTCGTCCGCGGTGGTTCGAGAAGCGCAGTCAAATCACCATCGCTCCGCGCCCTGACCAGCAGTACGAAGTGAAGATGGTCTACAACCTCGCCGCCGACCTGCCTGACGGCATGTCGGTCAGTGTGGTCGACGCCGAGCTGATCATCCTGCGCACCATTGCTGACAAGCGCGCAGATATGGGCGATGAGGTCAGCGCATCGGTGGCGGAGAAGCGCTACGAGGCGCGTGCCCTGTCGATCGGCCGCCGTTCGTTGTCGGCCCATGCCGTCAAGCGCAACGGCTCGTACCGCGCCCGCTGCAATGCACGGTTGTCGGAAGTCGGCTACACCCCGAACAGCGGCCAGTGGCCGTCTGTGATGCCGGGGGCGTGATGCTGGAGGCCAAGCGCTGGGATTTGCTCGATTGGTCTGGCGGCCTCGATCTGTGTGGCGGACGCTATTCGTCCGACATGACCTCGCAGCGGGTGCGACGCAATGTGTTCGCTGGTCGCGGTCCAGGCGAATCGCCGGTCATCCGTCGCGGCCCCTGCCTGGACTATGGCGGCATGTTCGATGCCGCGTCGCAGGGACTACTGATCTACCAGGGGCGCTTCTACGTCTTCTGCAGGAAGGGCGACGCCATCGCCCACACCGGCGCCGTGCTGTCGCTGGTGGAGAACCTGGAGTTCGATGCTCCGGAGTACACCCATAGCTGGAAGCTGCTGCGGTGCGGCGTGCATGAGGGCGCGCCGTGGGCGCTGATCCGCCACGAAGGCGACGCCGGCAGCCAGGTGTTCATCCACGTATGGGACGGATTGCTCTACGAGCCGACCTACGTGCTCGATCCGGCCTTCCCCGCCAACTACACGGCCGGCCCGGACGATCTGGCGCAGCAGCAATACGACGCCGATTTCGAGCCGGCTGCTGCTGAGGCGGTGAGCAAGGTGTGGGTGTCGACGTTGGCGGGCAATGTGCAGAGTTGCCGGACGGCCGACACCCGTGTCTGGAACCAGCGGACCGAGGATAGCTTCCGCGTGGACGGCGAGCACTACTGTTTCCGTGTTCCTGGCGGCACGGGTGCGCTGCGGGATTTCCATGTGCCGCGACCGGCGTCCGATCTGATGCAGGACCAGCGGTGGTCGTACTACGTGCTTGAGCGGGCGATTGGCGATGCCTGGTCGGTGATCCCCGAGGTGTCGACCACGCCGACCGCCAACGACACCTGGCAGGCCGTGCAGGTGAGTCGCTGGGGGTCGTCCGACGTGGTGCAGGTGCGGGTGCGGTGGGGATCGTCGCAGCCGGGGCTGATCCGCGTGCGGCTGGTGGCGGCGGCCACGCAAGTCGTGTTCATCGGCTCGGCGCCAACGGTCACCTATACCGGATCGGGCGCGACGCGGACCGTGACCATCAGTCCGTACGAGTTCACCTACCGTGGTGGCGACAAGGTGCGGTCGGCTGGCCACAGCGTGGTCATCAGCCAGGGGAATGACTACCTGTTGGGTGTTGGTCCTGGTGGTCTGTCGACCTGGAACCTGACGGCCGGGCCGTTCCCTACGGGCTGGGAACGCGAGCAGGTGCGGCTGATCGAGCGGATCCGTTGGCCGGGCGCCGAGGCGAATCCCAACTACGTGACGGCGGCCGGCACGGTGGCGGTATCAAGCGGATCGCCGACCGTCACCGGAACTGGCACAGCCTTCACGCAGGAGTTCCGGGTTGGCGACTACGTGCTGGTCGATGGCCAGCGCAAGAAGATCACGGCCATTGCCTCCGACACGTTGGCGACGGCGGAAAGCAACTACTCGGCAACTCTCGGGTCGCTGGCGTTGTCGGTGTGGTCGGACCCGTCGTACCGCTACGCCTACGAGAATGCAGCTGAGTCGGAGTGGTTCACTGGCATCACCATCGACTACTTCGATCGCGCTGGAGCCGAAGATGCGATCACGATTGCCACGCGGAATCATGACCGGCAGGGTGGTCTGGTGAGTGCGATCGGCACGCACCTAAATCGCTTGGTGGTCTTCTATCCCGGGAGCATCCAGAGTTGGTCGGTGGACCAGGCGACCAACGCCACGGCGCATCTGGCCACGCTGGGGTTCGGCACCGGACCGCAGGTCAATCCGGCTCCGGTGTTGTTCTACGAGACCGTGGCGGTCTCGCTGGGCACCACGGTGCGCGGTATCTTCGTCAGCGGGCCGAACAACGACACGCTCAGGGACAACAACATCGGCGAGAAGATCGAGGGGTTGCCGATGCCGACGACGCGCGCCTCCTGCCACTGGGTCGACCAGGGCGAGTTGGTGGTGGCTGCGACGGACGCGAACGGTGACGCTGTGTTCCTGGTGCTCGATTACAGCCGCGAAAGCAAGCTGACGTGCTGGAATACCTGGGATGTGGTTGGTCTGCCCGAGGTCGACCGCGACACCCTGCATGCGTTGCAGGACCGGCTGTACTTCCGCGCCGGCAACCGCCTGCGCTACTTCGATGCACCGAAGACCGGCAAGGTGCTGGTGTACCGCGACGCTGATGAGGTTGCGGGCGCTGCCTACCTGTCGAGCTGCCGAACGCCGCTGAATTTGTTCGGTCGTCCGGCGCTGAACAAGCAGACCATCGGCATGGAGGTGCATGCCAGCGGTCAGACCCACGTGCAGTTCGAGTTGGCGAACCCGGAGGATTACGAGGGCGAGAGTGTGGTGCCGCTCCTGGACAACCTGGTGCATGTCGGCACGTCGCGCGGCGATGTGCGATTGCCGGTGACTCTGACGGCTGTCGCGCTCGCAATTGATCTGTCGTCGCGCGACGAGGCGGGTTGGCGCCTGCGCGGATTCGGTCTCGATTACCAGTGGAAGAGGCGGTGACATGAGCAGTGTAGATCCCATCGTCCACGACGAGACCTTCCCGCAGGATGCCCTGACGGCGCAGGATCGCGTGGACTCGGCGAAGCTCCAGACGCAGGTGTCCGGCATCAAGCAGAAGCTCAACGAGCTGCTGGCGGCCCTGGATGCGTTCACCCGCGATGACGACACGGTGGCGGACCAGCACATCCGCTTGCGGATGCTGCACCCTGAGTTGGTGCAGGCCTTGGCCTCGGCGTCGGCCTGGCAGGCGAAGCCCAACGTGCGGCTGGCGACGGCCACCGGTGTCTACCACAACCCGATCACCGGCGTGCCGGAGGGTGCGGCGGCACCGGATGGCGTGACGCCGACCGATGGCGACCGCATCCTGGTGATGACCGCGCTCTATCCGCATGGACAGGGCATCTGGGTCTACAACTCGGGCGGTGCCTGGACGCGGCCCAGCGACTTTGACGCGGACAATGAAGCGCCCTGGGCACTGGTGGCGGTCACGGATGGCGTGGGCAACCGGAGCACCATCTGGCTCCAGGTCGCCCCGGTGGTTGATCTCGGTGTGACGGCGCAGTCGTGGTCGCAGGTGTTCGGTCAGGTCGAGTACACGGCCGGTGCCGGCATCGCCATCGTCTACAAGCAGATCGCTGCGCGCACCGATACCGTGACCACCGACATCGCTGGGGGCAACATCATCGTCAAGGATGGTGGAATCACGGCGGCGAAGCTGGCCAGCAACGCGGTCACCACCGACAAGATCGCCAATTTCTCGGTGACCAACGTCAAGCAGGGCGAAATGCCGGCGCTGACGATCAAGGGCAACAACAACGCATTTTCCTCCACGACGCCGCAAGACCTGACGCCAAACGATGTGCGGTTGATGCTGCCAGCCTTCGTTGGTGATATCGGTGGCGCCGGAACCAAGGGGCTGGTTCCGGCCCCTGCCGGCGGCGACGCGGCGGCAGGCAAGTTCCTGTCGGCGAACGGCGGCTGGGAGGTGGTTGCCAGCTCGGGGACGCCACTCATGGGCTTCAAGGAGCCGGTGCGTGTGGTGGCGTTCGGGAACATTGCGCTGACGGGCGCGCAGACGATCGACGGAGTGGCCTGCGTGGCCGGCGACCGGGTGCTGGTGGCTGGGCAGACGGTCGGCAGCGAGAATGGGCTCTACGTCGTCGCCGCTGGCGCGTGGTCGCGTTCGACCGACGCCGACGTGACCGGCGAGGCGGTCCCTGGGATGCTGGTGCGAGCGATCGCTGGAACGGTGTGTGGCGGCACGACGTGGTACCTGAGCAACACGACGATCCCCACGCTGGGTACTGATGCGTTGTTGTTCAAGCCGATGCGCCCCGACTGCTGGGGTCGCGCGACGCTCGGAGCAGGCGCGAGCCAGTTCAGTGATACGGCGCTGGTGAATGCCTTCGCGTCGTCCGTAGACACGATGCTGGGGGAGTCCGGCGTCAGCGGTCGAGTGGTTGGCACGACGACCACGCGCGGCGCGCCGTTCGTCAGCAGCGCCAACGCTGGGCAGTTCACCATCGGTGCGTTCGGCGGTGGGACCTATCGCCTGCGGGCATCGGCCAGCAAGTTCTGGTTGAACTGGGGATTCACGATCTGGACCGGCGGATTCTTCTCGCTGTTCAAGAACGGTTCCTACGTCGACGGATTCCGGCTGACCACTGATAACGCGGTGTACCTGGACCGCATGCGCTTCGACAAGGTGCTGTCGTTGGTGGCGGCGGATACGGTCGAGTGCCGCTTCGGCCTGGTGACCCCGACCGACAACTTCTGGAATCCGCAGGTGGCGAATTGGCTGTTCGACATCGAGCGGATCGGAGACTGACCTATGAGCAACGTAGACGAATTGACCTCGGTCGAGTTGGCGGTCCACAACGGCGACTCAACGGCCAAGGACGAGATCAATGCAGCGAAGCTGGACACCAACCACGGCGTGCTGCGCTCCCGGATCAACCAGATCGTACGCGCGCTCGACACCATCACCCGCGACGACAACACGCTGCACGACAACCTGGTTCGGCTGCGCAATCTGCATCCGGAAATCCTGACGAATTTCGGTTCCGGCGGGAATGCGGTCACGATCACGCAGAGCGGTTCCGGGGGCGGTGGCGGCTACAATGTGCAAGACGTGGAGTTCGGCGCCGCCGGCACCGGCCTGAGCACGCCGCTCACGGCCGACGAAGCGGCGGATTTCAATGCGCGGTTCGGTGTCTTCGGCGCCCAGGGTGCGTACGCGATCGTGGCCGGCGATGAGCGTGACTACGCGGCGATCCAGTGTGCGCTGTGGAAGGCGGCGAATACTGGGAAGCCGGTGTATGTGCCGGCTGGCAGTTACCGGATCAATAAGCCGTTGGTGCTGACGTGGACGGCGACGCCGATCACAGGGCAGCCGGCCCTGCCAAAGCTGGAGCGGGTATCCGGAGACGGCCCCGCTTCGATGATCATGGGGTACGGCATCGCTGCCGAGCGCGGCATCGTCGAGCTGTTGGGGACCTCCAATATCTATTCGGGAAATCTCGCCGTCGATCATCTGTGCATCCGAGCCGATACGTCGTGCAACGTCGGTTCGTTCTGCCTGCGCGTCGGCGACATGAAAACGTCGTTCAGCGCCCGCCACGTGCGCCTGGAGGGTCCAAACTGTTTACGCCTGGAGACTGCGGCAATCACGTCCTACGCCAGCATCTGCACGCGATTCGAGAACTGCGCTCTGCGCTCGAATTACGCCAGTGGCTGGGGTGACGACACCAACCCACTGACCGCACCGGCTGTCTCCGCGGTCGAGCACAAGACCACGGTGGTCAGCCCCTCACGGGTGGACAACGTGGTATTTGCGTCGTGCCTACTCGCGGGCCGGGTGAAGTCGCGCGCCACGACCGCGCATTACGACAACACCCTGTTCTACGTCTCAAGCCACCGCCCGTCGCCCTACAACCGGTGTTTCGATCAAGTCGGCGGAAAGGCTCATCTAACCGCCTGCTACTTCGAGGACCACCACACCGCCGTCCATATTTCTCCAACGGAGACGTACTGCCAGGGACTTTCACTCATCGGCTGCATCTTCAATGGCGGGCCGGTCTACGCCTCAACCAACGCTGTGGTGGCCGTGGGCGATAATGCGTTGCTCAATAACGGTATCGGAAACCTGACGTTGATCAGTTGTGATATGGTGGCCGATTACTCAGGAAAACAAATCTCGCTGAATCGCTGCTACGGCCAGGCGATCGACTGCCACGACAAGAGCTACCTATCCGATGACCTCGTGGTCGAGGTGCTGAACGGCGCATGCCTGATGTGGTCGAGTCGAGGCCGCATCAAGTGGTACGGGGCTCGCACGGATCAACCCGGCATCGATCGACTCGGCGGTAGCGCCGGGTCTGTAAATGGGTCCAAGTTCGACAACTTCGGCAACAGCAATGCCGGCGTCGACGCCCGTTACACGATGAACTTCTTCGGCGACACTGCCCAGGGGTCGATCATCGTTTATTCTTCGACCTACACGGTGGCCCCGACCCGGGCCGGCGGTGTGTTGGTCCAGAATGCGACCGGTGATTTGATGCTGGGAACCGGCGGATCGGTCCGCCTTCGGATCGAAGACAACGGACGCATCCGGATCAACGAGTGCACAGACGACGGGGTTTCAGCCCTCCAGATCGGCGAGCCGCTGGGGTTCCGTGACTACGATGGCGCGTCTGTCGTCACGGACGGAGCGTTCTGGTATGACACTGCGCTCAAGGCCTGGCTGTTCCGTGGCAACGGCTTCAAGCAGGTGTTCAGCACGGTCCCCGAAAACCAAAACATCATCAGCAACCTCGGCGTCAGCAACTCAACCTCAGAGACCGTGCTTGGCTCCAGCAGCTACGCGGCCAACTTCTGGAAGGTCCGCAAGACCGTTCGCGTTCGGGTTCGGGGATATATCTCTTGGTCGCTCGCCGGTCCGGCGCTCACGGTCCGCCTGAAATTCGGCGGCGTGACGCTGTGCTCGCGCACCTTCACCCCGCCGGCGGGCCTGACGAACGAAGGGTTCCTGTTCGACGGGGAAATCACCTGTCGCACGACGGGCGGTACCGGAACGGTATTCGCCCAGGGGTTCCTTTTCTACGGAACCGAGGCAATTGCCATCGGGGCAACGGCCACGGCGACCATCAATACCACGGTAACCGGGAACGTTGAGTTCACGGCACAGTGGGCCTCGGCCAGCCCGAACGCCACGATCGTCAGCACCCACGCCCTGTCTGAGGTTCTGAACTAATGCGCGGTCTCGACCTCGGTCTTGGTCTCACGCGCTCGATCTTCGGTCGACCGGCGGCGCCGGCCCTGCCCACCAGCGCCGTCTTGGTGCAGAGCGGCGCGCGGTTCGATGTCGCGCCAGGGATTCTTGCGGTGGCTGGACTGCTGACGGATTTTTTCGTCTCGATGTGGGTGCGCATCGACAGCCAGGCGGAACAGTACACCTCACACCTGACCGCGCAGGGCGGTGAATACCTGTGGCTGGGGACCGACTACACTGCCGCCGGGGGCGACCGGAACCTGGCGTATTACGACTCGCACGGCGGCGGACTCGGAGGTCACGCCCGCGGCGCGTACGGGGCGACCGGCGTGTGGCGGCACCTCTGCTGGTCGGTGCTGCCTGACACCGTGAAAGGATGGTTCGACGGCGTGCCGTGCGATTGGGACTCCAGTACGTCGCCGCACTACGAGGCGGTGATCGGAGGGGACGGCTGGCCTGGCACGACTGGACTGCGGCTGCTGAACGAGTCCGGTTCCGGCCAGGATTTCGTCGGTGGCGTGCGCGCGATCGCACTGGGACGCAAGAACGGGGCCGTGCACCTGACCACCGAGGAAGTCCTCGCGCAGATGATGCGGTCGAAGCCCTTTGAGCAGAGTGGTTCATCACTCTTGGGGTTCACCACGCTTGGGTGCTGGCCGCTGACGACTTCCGCCGACCTGGGCAACGCGATCAGTGGCGGGCCGGCTCTCACGCTCACCGGATCGCTCGGCGCCGACACTACGGGGCCGAGCGGAATCACTCAGCCCTAGGACCGTCATGGACCCCGCTACCGCTACCACCGCCGTTTCCGCTGGCATCAGCCTGTACCAGGCTGGTGGTCTGGCGCTGTTGCTCATCGTGATGGGGGCTGTCGGCATCAGTCTGATGGCGCGCTGGTTCATGGCCATGGTGTCTGCGCTCAGCGCGGAGCTGAAAAGCGTGCGCGATGAGATGCAGCGGACCCTGGTCAGCGTGATCAAAGAGAACACCGATGCGAGCAGGGAGCTGCGGCATGAGGTTGCGGCACAGACCGTCATCCTGTCGCAGCAAAACAGCGCCATGCGAGATCGGCCCTGTCTAGTCGATCAGGGGCAGAAGTTGGCGCCCACACCACTTCCCACGCTGAGGAACCCATGAGGACCTCCGTGCCCAAGGTCCTGCGGCTCCTGGTTGTTCTGGTGCCGGCGGAGAACGCCACGTACATCCGGCCAGAAGGCCTAGGGGCGAGGTCCTGATGCGCGGCCTCGGCTTGTTCGTTGGCATGCGGAGGCGTCCGCCGGTGGCGGAGGTCGGCGGCGACGAATGGGACACTGATTTCCAGAATCCTGACCGTAGCGGCCTGTTGGCTGCGTTGATGATCGGAGCCTGACCATGCCAACCATCGATGTGAAGGACGCCGCGGGCGTTACGCGCACGATCCAGACGATTCCCGTGCCTGGGCAGCAGAACGACGCGGGCAGCCAGCCGGTGACGCTGAGCACTGAGCAGGCCGGGCAACTGACCAGTATGGTGGACAGCCTGGTGGCGCTGGTCGAGACGTTGGGGCTGAAGCAGGCGCTGGGGTTCTATCCCGGCTTCACTGAGCCGCCCATTGGTGAGTTGCGGGGGATGACCTTCGACCAGTTCGGGTCGCTGTACACGCGCGGCGGCGTCACCACCGACGAGGGTAGTTTTCGCCTGAACTTCAGCGGTGCATCGCTGGCGCTGGCGCTGCCCGGCACGCCGACGTTCACCAACCTGTCGCGGGTGGTAACCGCCGCCGGCATCCTGGCGATGGACCCGCCGCTGCTGGTTGGCGACTACGTGAAGTTGGACGCTGACGCGGAGTCAGCGTGGGCGCGGGTCTATTCGATCGACAGCGATGCGCAGATCACGCTGGCGGAGGTGTACACGGGCACCGGCGGCACGGGGGCGGCGTCGTTCGCCGGACTGAAAACGTCGACCGGCGCGGGGATGTCGATCGCCGTCAGCGGCGGCAACAAGATCATCACCTGTGGCACCACGGCGGCGGTGACCACCACCGTGCTGCGGGAGGTCGATTACGGTCCCCTGATCTACCAGAGCGGCTTTTCCGTCAGCCAGCGCATCGCGAACCAGGACATCTACCGTGGGTTCACCGCGCCCAACGGCCAGCGGCGGTATTTTGCGCATTTCCGCTTCACCGGCACCACGGACACGGTGGTGGCGTGCGAAACCGGTTGGGCACGGACGGCACCGGCGTCCGGCACCGATGTGCAGGCGACCACGGTGACATTGCCCAACGGGTTGACCTCGGCCACCACGGCGGATTACCGCATCGAGCTGCGTGGCGAGGTGGTGACGTTCTACGTCAACGACGTGCCGCTGGCGACACACAAGAACATCCTGCCGAAGCCATACGACGTGCTGGCGGTTGGCACGGTGATCATCAACGGCACCACGCCGGCCAGTTCGACCACGGTGGTGGTGGGGTACGAGTGTTGCAACAACGTCGACAGCCTGCGGATGTCGATCGCGAACCAGACGGATGGGGTGCTGGCGCTGCAACCGCCGGCCGTACGTGTGCCGGCGTCGTCGCGGACATCGACCGGGGTGCTGTTCACCATCGACACCACGCAGACGCCGTTCGTGTGCGTCAACGTCACCAGCGCCGGCACCACGTGCACGATCACCTACGAACATTCGACCGATGGCGGCACCACCTGGAACACGCTGGCCGGCAGCGATCCGAGCGGCAACAACGCTGGAGCCGGCACCAGTACCACGGCCATCGCGCTGCATTTCTATGTGCCGGGGCAAGCGTTCCGTGCGCGCGTCAGCACGTACACGTCCGGTACGGTGACAGCGCATGCCACTGCGCGCGCAGTGGGCGTGATGAACCGCGGCAGCATGACGGTCACGGCGTCGAACCTGTCGTGCAACATCGCGCAGATGAACGGCGTCACCGTGGCGATGAACAACGGTGTTGCTGGAACGGGCGTCCAGCGTGTCGCCATCGCCAGCGACAACACGGCGAACAGCAACCCCTGGCGCGTCACGGCGGTGCCCAGCGGTGCGCAGGGTGCCAGCACCACGCACCATGCGATCAGTGCGGCCAGCACCAATGCCACCAGCGTGACGGCGGTGGCGACCACGGCCAACACCATCAGTTGCTCGAACACCAACGCGTCACCGCGGTACCTGAAGCTGTACAACAAGGCCAGCGCGCCAACGGTCGGCACGGACACGCCGGTGGCGACCATCCTGCTGAAGCCGGGCGAGACGACGGTGGTGGACTGCGGTGCGTATGGCCGGCGGTTCAGCCTGGGGCTTGGCTATGCCCTGACCACCGGCATCGCGGTGGCCGACACCGGTGCCGTGGCGGCGTCGGAGCACGCTGTCGAGATGAGTTACGCGACCTGAGCGAGGACCACCCATGCGCATCAACACCCCTGTCCGTTTCATCACCTCCGGCCATTCCACCGAGTTGTCCGCCGCGCAGGCCAAGGCTGTCGGCGACGGCATCGGCGTCGTCACCGCTCTGGAGACGCGCGATGGCGTCGGGCACGCCGACGTGCTGTTCGCGGTCTATGGCGGGCTGTTCGCCGGCATTCCGGTCGCCGACCTGGAGCCGCTGGACAAGCCGGCTCCGCGCACTCTGGCGGGCAAGCTGGGCGCACTGTTTACGCGCGGTTGAACCCAAGTCATCAGCACCACCACGAAGGAGTTCCGCATGAATCCCAGCCATATGACCATGTCGGTCGCCAAGCTCGACACCACCATCACCATCCCGGCAACCGGGACCAGGACCAGGATTGCCGACCTGTTGTCGGCGGAGGTGAGGGCCAACCTCGGCCTGGACCAGACCGTGCGCACCACCGTTCGGACGGTGCTCGGCGGCAAGATCCTGGCCACCGGGTCGGGCTACAAGTGGTCGATGAGCAGCGCGGCCACCCTGGTGCCCGTGACCGGCACTCAGGAGTTCGACGAGCCGTCCAGCGACTTCCTGGACACCTACGTGGAGTCGGATGCTGGCGCCATCGCCAACGCGGTGGTGGTGCTGTACCTCGCCCGCTGAGTGTGGGCCAACTGCTGACATGCGCCGGAGTGCCCGGCGGGTAGGAGGGATGAATGTCGTTTCTCAAGAAAAGCGCCAATTTCTTCGGAGACAAGGATGTCACGTGGGGTGATGTCGGCCTCCAGTTGCTGACCGGCGGTATGTCCACCTCGGCGGTGGCGAGCCGCGTCGAGGCGCGCCGGGCTGAACAGCAACAGCGTGAAGCCGAAGAACGTGTGCGCCAGGAACAGGCACGGCGCGACCAGTACATCAGCCGCATTCGCGACCTGTTCGGGGTCGGCACGGGCGCGGACAGCGAAACCAACTCAGCGCGCCTGTCGCAGATGCTCGACCAGTTCTATCGCGACGCCTTGGAGACGAACCTGTCGGGCGTGAACAAGGGGTACAGCGGTGCCTCGCGCGTCAGCCGGCAGAATCTGGCGCGCGCCGGCCAACTCGGCAGCTCACTGGATGCCTCCACGCGCGGCGGGAACCTGGCGGAGTTCCTGCGTCAACGGCAGGCCTCGGTGCAGCGCGCCGCACAACAGAAGTCGGACCTCGCGTCGTCGCTGGCGTCGCTGCGCACCGGGCTGGAGGGTCAGGTATCAAGTGGGTCGCTGACCAATCCAGACTTCACCAGTCTGGCGAATCAGCAGCTCAGCCTGGTCGAGCAGGCGCGCTCGAACCTGGTTCCACAGGCGGTCGGCAACGCCTTCCGCCAAGCCGGCGACACCTACTTCAACGGCCGCGTCCAGGAGGCGCAGGGCAACCGCGGTCTCCAGGTGTTCGGCATGGGCGGCGGCTCGGGCCGCTCCGGGAGCTATAGCTGATGTGGGCAGGAATCGCACTCCAAGCGGGCGGCAACGTGGCCCAGGGCATCGGCAACGCGCAGGCCGGGCGTGCCGTCGAGAACGCATGGCGCAACTTCCGCGACCAACAGGACGGCTTCGACAACCAGGCGCACCAGCGCACACTGAGCTTCCTGGACGCGCTGTCGCCGGACGTGCTCGCCGGCACCGCGCGCACCAACGAGGTGGCGCAGCGGCTGCATGGATCGTCGCAGGCGGTCGGCAAGGCGATCCAGGCCAAGGCCGCCAAGGGCGGACGCCATGCGCTGCCGCCGGGCGGTCAGCAGGCGCTCGCCGACCTGCTGCGCACCCAGCAGGGCATGGACGCGATCGAGGCGCGCGGCGGCGGGTTCGCGGCCGGACTCCAGGACATCCACAACCTGGCGCGCGGCTTCCAGGGAGACCGTGCCCGCATCGCCCGTGACGCCGACCTGTGGGCCGGTCTGCTGCCTTATGCGCTGCGCACCGCCGGCCACGAGGGTGGCGCGTGGCGCGGCGTCGGTCAGGGCATGCAGATTGCCGGTGCCGGCCTCACCAATTGGGCCATGAGCCAGCCGGCCAACGGCACAGCTCCCACCAACGAGTTGGCGAGCACACCCGGCGTCGCCGGCGTCCAGCCTGCCGCTCCATCGTGGCAGCAGCCAGCGCAGTGGCAGATGGGCCAGAGCATGGTGCCGAACTACCTGGACTTGTGGGGACGCTGACGTGCCGACGCTCACCATCGACAATTCCCCCGCCACCTTCCGCTTCAACGACAGTAATCCGCTGTCGGATGGCATGGCGCAGTTCGCCGCCGCGGTGATGAACGCCGGCCCGGCGGCGGCACGCATCCGCCAGCAGCGCGAGAATGATTCCGTCGCCCGTGCGTTCCAGCAGGCGCAAAGCGACCGCGCCGACCGCTCACTCGATCTCCAGTCACTGTGGCACCGACAGGCCAACGACATGCACTTGGCGAAGGCCGGCGCCTACCAGGGCGACGATCCGGCGCTGACCGACCTCGCGCGGCAGGTGAAGCTGGCGATGGCCCACCGGCAGCAGATGGATCAGTCGCAGCTCGATCGCCAGAACCGGGCCCTGGATTCCCAGGAGAACTACCACCAGGCGCAGATCGCCAACTTGCAGGCGGACAATGCCCGGGCCGCGCTCGGACAGCTAGGCGATGGACTCAACGAGGCGATCAAGCGCGGAGTGGACATCGTGAAGCTGTTCAAGGCCGGCGGCTCGGCACAGACGCCGCGGGTGTTCAAGGCCGCTGATCCGTCCGGGCGTGAGCGGTTCTACGCGCTCGACGAGAATGGTCAGATGCGGGAGCTGCCGATGCGGCAGCAGGCCGGCGCGGTGAATCAGCAAGGCGCACCTGGGACCACGCCACCCGGCGCCGCTCCGGTCAATGGCGGGC